TTCATCGGTCATGTCCATTTTTTGATTTACTTTTTACGCTATTCACGTCAACTTAAGTCTATTTCGCCTTTTTCGCAGCTCTCTTCGCAGCTATCTTTTCAGCTTTCTTAGCCCGGTTCACTTTCGCTTTAGCGATTGCACCTGCGGTCATTCCTTTTGTTCTAAACGTGTTATTCCTTTGCTGAGCCATTCTACCTCCCAGTCTTCCAGTCGCTTCAGCGGCCTTACGAGCAGCGACGCGCCGTTCTTCATTAGTCATTGTTTTACCGAGTTTATTTTTAGCAACAGCAGCTTGCACACCCAGCTTCATTACCGTTGGACCCTGTGCGGGTTTCGCCTTTTTCAACGTGATATTCACGTTACTACCGTTAATAGCCTTGTTACGACCTTCACCGAGACGTATACCACCGTTGAATCCACCCGAGGTTTTAAATAAAGGGTTGGAAGCGGTCTTCTTGGGCATCTTGTTATTGGTCGATATAGGATTATTATACGTCTTAAATTTTTGCCCAGCTTTCTTCATATTAATGGCTTGTTGATCCAGAATCTTTTTCGCATACACAGATTTGGCTTCGTCTATCTGTTTATCTATTCTCACGACGTTCAACGCTGCTGCATTTCTATCAGTACCCTTTGTAGAAGAATCCTGTCTATAAAAAGGACGCATAACTTGAGATTTCAAACTTCGCAATTGTCCAAGTCTATACCCGGTTCTGACATTTGTCTTTTCGTTCTTGAGCAGCGTCTTTTTGAGTTCGAATTTGTCGTCAAACATCTTTCTTAATTTTGCGCGTTTTACAGCTGTATCACCTTCTTCGTCTACTCGTTGTAACCACTTTTTTTCATATCCCCCATCTTCGAGACGTTTACCGGTGAAACCGGGAATCGACTGACCAGCCATCACATTTATACCCGAAATGTGTTTTTTCAGGATATCTTGACCCATGCTACTACCACCCACACTCTTACGCACTTGTGTACCCTTTACCGCAGCTTGAATTTTAGTCGCAGCATTCTTCTCGCGTTTCAATTTTTCTAAGTGGATCTTGAACATCTTATCCACACCTTGAATCATGTTCATAGTCATCGCGGTATTGGCTTGTTGATACCAATATTTCGTTTGATTTTGGGGCAACCTTCCTTCCCTAGTCGCCACCAACACGTTCGTTCTATAAGCGAGGCGTGTTTTAACGAGTTCATTCGTCGCCTTATTAACCGCAGCCTTATTCGCCACAGCCTTATTAGCCGCAGCCTTATTACGTGTGGTCTTCATTCGGGCGTTCATATTGTTCTCCTCTTTCTTTGCATTCGCCTTCGCGGCCTTCTTTTCCGCGATTCTTTTGCCTCGACCCTGTTCTTGTAATTCTCTTCGTTGTTTCGCGGCGGCTTGTTTATTTTCTAACGCGATACGTCGAGCAGTCGCAACCTTATTCGCCTCGGCGTTGCGTGCATTCTGTTTTCGTTTGTTATCATTTGCCTTTTGGCGTGCTAATCTTTTTTCTTCACCGCCCGCCTTGGCTTTCGCGATCCTTTTAGTCTTACCCGCATTCTTTATACGAGTTTTAAGCGTATTTACACCATTTAACGTAACCCGATTGATGTTTCTAGTAAAGTTCACATCTTCGCTAGTAGCCAAAGCCCTTAATTCGTCTTGAGCTTTCTTCTTTTTCTCCGCGACAGAGTTACGAGCCGCCTGAGCCTTCGCACGTAATCTATTTTCAATAGAGGTGCGAGCATTCTTCTTTGCGTTTATGGCTCCTTTCATTCTATTGAAGGCGACGGCTCCCTTGATCACATTTTTCTTGTTTTTTTCAGCCTTTTCAAGAGCCTCAACCTTCTCTGTCGCAGCCCTTTTAATGTTCGCTTCAGCTTCAGTAACCCTCTTTTCGAGTGCAGCTTTGTTTGCTGCAGACTGAAATCTACCGGCCACGAGTGCTTTACGTGCCGCATTCGCTTCAGATTGTGCCCTGTTCTTATTGGCCGCAGCCTCGGCGAGTGCTTTATTCTTCTCTTTACGGATCTCAATAAGTTTGCTATTTCTATTCTCTCTTAAACCCTTAATAGCCTTTTGTTTATTATTGGTAGCCTTCATGAGAGCAGCGTTTCGCTCCGTCTTAGCAGCCACAAGAGCAGCCTCTTTATTGTTCGCAGCCTTTGTGAGTGCCTGTTCACGTTCCTCCTTAGCTTTCTCCAACGCTTTCGTCTTTTCTTCATTTGCCGCGCTGATCTTAACTTGAGCTGCTTGGAGGTTTGCCAGGGCTTTAGCTCTTTCCTCCGCCGTGTTAGCTGTGGCTTGTGCCTTAGCAGCCTCTTCAGCCTCTTTCACGGCTGTAGCTTTATTAGCAGCTGCATTAGTAATTGCCTTTTCTTTCTCGGCACGGATTATATTCATCTCTTCTCGTCTTTTCGTTTCAATCGCCGCGAGTTCGGCATTTTTCTTCGCTTTCTTCACTTTACCGGCGGCCTTTATTTTGTTTTCGAGTGCGAGTACCTTGGGGGCCAGTTTAGTTTGTGTATTTTTTCCAAAATTATTCTTTAGAACGGACCCCTTCAAATTATTCATCGTGAGCTTGTTGATATTCTTGGTAAAATTCACACCCTGTACACCAGCTAACCTAGTGAGTTCAATCTTCTTAGCGATGAGTTCTACATTTTGGACAACCGTGACGGGTGTCTTCTTGAGTTCTTCAAGCTCCTTCAACAGTTTAGCAATCTGCGCTTCTAATGTTTTCACCTTCTCCGAATTACCGGCGTTGCCAGCAGTTTCCAGTTGCTTCGTGAGTTCTTGTATCTTGGCTAACGCCGAGTCCGTAGACTTCTTGTATGCACCCGCCTTCTTAGATGCCGCGTTTAAGTTCGCCTTCGCTTTATTAATTTCACTTTGTTTAAGACCGATATTCTTAGTCTTATTATTAACAGTATTCATAGCCAAACGAAGAGCTTCTGTTTTCTCTTCCAGGTTTTTCTTGGCCTGCTCCCTTTCCATGGCCGCTCGTCGACGTAACGCAGCGATTCGTGTATTGAGCCCCCCGGCGTGCAATTTCTCCTTAGCCAATTCTTTCTTAGATTGAGAGACCGTCTCTGCATTTTTGCGAGCCCTATTTGCGCGCCTGTTCAGCTCGACCTCTAACAGGTGTTTATTGTTCTGCATTCTAGTCACGTCGTTTATAGCCTGACGCTTTTCGCGCTCAGCTTCGGAAATCATGTTTTTGGCCAACTTAGCTTCTCTTAAACGTAATCGAGACTGCACCGTTTTCTGATGCGAAACCTGTCTTTGTGTATTACGTTTCATCTGCGCCAACTTCATCTCTGTGTTAAGTTTGTTCGTGGACGTGTTCTTGCTACCCCCAAAAATCCGACCAAAAAATCCGGGTTTCTTTCCATTAGGTTCGCGGCGGTTAGGTTCGCGGCGATTAGGTTCGCGGCGGTTTTTACTGAAATCCTTGATACGGTCCTTATGTCTATTCCGTATGGTATTTTTCATAGACTTGGGACGATTTCCATTAGGTTTCACAGCGTTACCATTAGGTTTCACAGCGTTACCATTAGGTTTCACAACGTTACCATTGGGTCTATCGCCATTGTTTCGCCTCGCACTATTAATATTAGCACGGTTCTGATTCTCGTTATTCCGATTCTGATTCTCGTTATTCCGATTCTCGTTTTGAACAGTGTTCCGATTCTCATTGACGAAAAAGTTTTCGGATTTCGGTGCAGAGACTACTCTAGACCCCGGTAAGAGTATAGGCTCACGTACACCCGTGCTCGCTAATCGTCGACCAATAGCATTCTTTAAATCGGCTATAGTTTTGTCGATATTCACGAGTCCAACCTTCTTGGCGAGTCTTTTCGCGTCTGCAGAAGTTGTATTGGATTTATAAAGCGTTTCATAATCCTTTTGGGTAAGCGGCGACTTAGAATCCAAAAGAAAACGCTTATCTCTCGTAAGCACGAGAGGAGGCATGGGCAAATTCCCCTTCTTAGCCTCTCGAGTAATATCACACATCCGCTCACGGGACACGTTGACCGCGTGCCCTGTGTGAAGCTTTATTAGCTTCCTGATATTCTTGGTTTTCGCATCAGGATCACAAACGTCCATCTTGTTATAATCACATAAAATAATATAACAGGTGGGATTACTGGTTAAACCCGTGTAAAAACATACGTAATTTATCATCATAAGACATATCGAATTTAAAGATATTGAAATCACTCGTGTTCACGTGTATAGTTTTGTATTTAGTTGGATCGTAGGTATTGATCCTAAATTCGATTACACGATTCATAAATGCGCCTATATACTCCGTGAACGTCGTTATCTTTTCTATATAACGTGGCTCGTTGTGTAAAATAAACGATATAATCTTATGGTGTGGTTTATTAAAAAAGGGTTCTAACGGCATGATATCTTTCGTCCCTCCATCTAAATACATACTTCCCTTATATGATTTAGTTGCGGCTATGAAGGGTATAGATATACTCATGCATATAGCATCTATCACGTACATATCGGGGTGTGAATCTACCGAGAAATATTCAGTTCTCCCCCTGTTTAGATTAAACGCCGCTATGTATAACTTTTTACTCAAGTCTGAAAACGTGGGATTGCACCCGTACATCTCTTCTATAGCATTGCGAACAGCCTCGACATCTATGAGTCCGTAATTTTTTAACAGTGATCGTAATTTGTACTTTGCAAGTCCCTCAATATCCAAATTCAATAACTTTTCAAATGCATCATCTAAGGATACTTCCATGGCTAAAAACGTGCCTATTAAAGCGCCAGCTGATGCACCGGAGATTTCTTTTATATTTTTTAATTCATTTTCATATTTTTTTAACCGGCCCATGAAAGCAAAAAGACCCATAGACGCTGGGCCTATCACAAGATATTCCATATCGCATCACTTAATAGAACTTAGGAAATTGCTTTCGTAAAAGAGCGAACGCAACCGCGAAAACGATTGTGTGAACCAGGATCGCGGTCTGGGAAGTCTTTCCAGACATGAACTTACCGGGAGGGATGGTAAGAAGCATACCCGGGCTGAGAGCCATGAAGAGCGCGGTGGTCACGAGGAGGTCGTTCTGGGTAAGAACGAGGCCCATGGACTTAGCGATGAGCGAGTACACCAGGAAGAACACGAGACCATGGAAAAGCACGGACATCTTGTCGGTGCTGACGTTCTTGAACGAGAGCTTCATACCGTTGGTCTTAAGAAGCATACCAGGGCTGAGCGCAAGAAAAAGAACAGAGGGGATGGCCACCTTCTGGGAGGTAAGTAGGGGAAGCATTTAATATATACACATAATATTTTTCGCGAAGGACAGGAAATGATCAAATGATACACCTTTCATCATTTGCTCACGAATACCATTCTCTCGAATAATCCTGACCAGGTTCTTCCACACGTGAATAAGGCGTTCTTCATACCATATTGTTTGCTCCTGGTATTCCCAGGTAGTTCTTCCAATCGTATCATGTTCAAGATAGCAAAATTCAACAAAATCGCAGAACTTGCCCGAATGCTGAATATGTGCATCATAGAGTAAGGTATTCATGGTATTCCACATATGATGAAGTTCTTCTGAGTATTCAAGTTCCCAATCTTCTATCGTATGTTCATAGTCGCTATCACAATTTTCATTATCGCTTTCATATTCGGGGTCGTTTCCTGTAGTCGCCTCGTAGACGTACTGATTCCAAACCATTATTCAGATGTCTTCTTTTTGAGTCCAGTTACGGAGATAGTAGATGTTTCTTTTGTTGGTAAACTCTCGACGATTACCTTTAAGGCAGTTTCCGCCTGCTGATCGTTTCCGTCGAAAAACACGTTAAGTCCTTCCCTGATCGTGTCTTTATTAAGACCAGCTTTTCGAATGCTTTTCTTGACCGTGATTTTACCAGTTTTGGTATTGATGACGTCGAGACCGTTATCTACCATCAGTTTTTTGATGTGTAACTTAAGTGCCTTTTCTGCTTGGGAAAGGACTTTAATATCGGATCTTGCTTCTTTAATCTGCTGATTAAGTTCAACCAGTTTAGAGACGCTGTTCGTGAGATCGTCGGCTTGAATGTTAGACATATACTAAATAAAGACTAATTACCTTTAAGTTATTTTAGATTAAGGCACGCTGCATGGTGTCGGGGGCAATAGTAGAGTTATTCCACGTGAACGGCTCCTTGGGATTAGGGGGTTCGGCACGAAGGGACTGATTAGCGTTGCGAAGGGCACCGCCAGTGGTCTCGGGAATACCGATCTGATTACGGGGCTCGAGGAAGCTCTGGCCAGCGAGGATATCCTCGGGTGCGAACTCACCGAACTCCTCCTGAGAGGCCACCTCGCGAGGAAGAAGCGAGGAAGCGAGGCCGGTACCCGCGCGCATCTCACACGAATCGGCAGCCATGGGCTGGGGGCCTGGGGCATCATCAGTGCTGGCGCTGGTGATGGGGGCGTAAGACCTCTCCTTGACGGAGTATGTGGAAGTCTTACCAGTCCTCTTGAGGAGGACGATGATAATAACGCCGACGACGAAAGCAAATAAGACGCGACCGTAGGGAACCCTGTTCAAGCGTTTAGTAAGAGACATCTTTTATATACTGTTAACAAATTTTTTTTATTGATCATCCTCGAACATATATTCATCGGGATAAGTTTCATCGAAAGTCTCCTGATCAGTTTCATCGGGCTTGGCGAGCCTGACTTGAACAACATTCCAGGCTGGACCGAATGCTTTCTTGGCAAACCAAAGTCCGGAAAATTCGAGGACGAGGGAGCATGTGGCGTCTGGTTGAATCTCGTCAAACTCGACGGCCTCCTTATCGGCGGAAAAAACCTTACTGTTAGAAATACGCTCTGCTGAGATAGTGTCGTCCCTGATGTAAGCAGACTTGATAGTCTTGTCAGCAAGCTTTCGACCGAACCAGGCCTCACAATTCTCGATAGCATTCTGAATATTGACATCATGAAGCTCATCGATTTTCGTAAAGTCGGCGGGTTCAAAGCTTAGATCCTCGCCGGTCTTCTCTACAATCTTGACGTCGTTAAGCTGAATAAACTTACGCTTACGCTCGTCTGTGAATGCGCGAACATGGTAAAGGCCGTCTTCACCCTTGGAGACAGTATCGTAAATCATTATGTAAGATATACGTATCATTTCTTTAAACCTATGAAAGGTATAGCAGCTGAACGTTCGAGAAGAGGTTTTGGAACCCAACCATCTCGTCTAGGTCTAAATCCGTATAACGTATTCTGAACGTTTAAGTTTTTAGGAATGGGTTGTGCGTTTATAGGTCGGAGTGCGAATTCGTTCCTGACGTATGCGTTGTTATTCTCACGCTTCCACTTGAGATTTTTGAGATTGAAACGCTGATTCCCATTTGAACGCTCGTATCCTTCTATCACGGTTTTTCTGGATACGGGGTTTAATCCGTGTACCATTTTCTTGGAAAGGCGTTCCTTTGACGGCTCTGTCGTAAACTTTTTGTACTTGTAAGGATTTACCTTCATCGCCTTCTGAATAGATATATTCTTACGCCCGGGTGCTTGCTTTGTCACGTATGTTCTCTTGAGTTTTGGTCGTATACGCCTAACCACGGAATCTATGCTATCCGCGAGTTTGATTTTCTTGTCAAATAATCTCGCCAATCGTATAAGTCGTTGTCTATCTTTTTCTTTCTTCTCTGGACGAAGTTTTAAGGTGTGCATGAGGTAGATATCATCTATCAAAAACTCTTTACTAGCGACGTATACCTTTTTGTTTACTATCATCTTGTTTGTATTGACGTTCCTGTACGTCACACCTTTTTTCAGAGTACGGACCACGTCGTATCCAAACTCACGAGGTCTCATGAAAGGTATATCAAGTAATCCTCCTAACGTGACATTTTCAATCTTATTATTTTCGGGGGAGAAGAAACGGATATTCAGATCGAGTGCAAATAATTCGACATCTATGAATATATCACCCACACCCGGCTTGTTATTGGCGCGGGTCTTTTTCTTCTTGATGAGAGTGTATCGTCTCGTCACGAATGGACCACCCTGTTTGAATCCCAAACCCAAGTATTTAATGAGTTTCTTATCCATGGACATAATACGGGTCTTGATACGCGCGTTTAACTTTTGTGCAATTTTACCAAGCTTATCCCATAATATGAGTTTTATGGCCTGTAATTTACCAAAATACTTTGCATCATAGTAAATACGTGGAATGAACTTAGCATCTATATCACTCGTCACGATGCGTTCATTATAAGGCATATACATATTAAACGCTTCTCCGCCGCTGACCACTAAATCACCCATATTTTTCATATACTCACTAATTTCACCTATAGTATTGAGTATGATATCTCTACACGCATCGGTGACGAATACGTATACAAATTTTTCCAGTGATTTCTTCGAGTGAGTGCTGTGTAAGCGACTTCTAAACTTTCCCAAATCCCTCGCGGCGTTACGTTCGAAATACTTTTTCAGTTTGGCATCCCTGAAAAGTAAATTTTCGTGTCTGAACTGGTCGATGACCTGTTTAGAATATAATTTGATGTCCATTAATATAGATCAACATTTTTATACACGAATAGATCATCCGCTGATGATATCAACACACTTAAAGACGAACTGCATATGTAATGTATAATGTCTACTGAAACCGTGTGCAACCGTGATGAATGCCTTGTCGAGATTACCGCTCTTCGTAATGAACTTAAGTCGCTCACCAAGATTGTCAGAAAGATCAAGGCTAAGCTCGACGATCCCAACGGAGAGAAGTCCGCCAAGCGCGCCAAGAACAACGGTTTCAACCGTGAACAAAAGATTTCCGAGGAGCTCCGCACTTTCCTGGGCCTTCCCGAGGGTCAGCTCGTCTCTCGCAGCACTGTAACCAAGTCTATTAACGAGTACGTCAAGGCCAACGGTCTCAAGCACCCCGATAACGGTCGTATTCTCGTTCTCGACCAGAAGCTTCGCGATCTTCTTAAGCCCCCTGCCGACGTTCAGGTTACTTTCCTTAACCTTCAGAAGTTCCTCAGCCCTCATTACACCAAGGTCGAGGCGTAAATCATACTTAAAAATAAAAACCATATAATATAATAACAATGTCAATCGACAGGGCATCTGTCGAGAACCTTGTTGGTACAAAAATATCGAACATAGATTTGTACCAAAAAGCTTTTACCCATAAAAGTGCTCTAAAAGAGGATGAAACGTTAAACGGGTCGTTTGAGACGCTCGAGTTTATTGGCGATTCTGTTTTAGGGTTCGTAATTACTAAATTTTTATATGATAAATATGAAAATCGCCAAGAGGGATTTCTAACAAAAGCCCGAACGAAGCTTGTACGGGGAGAAACACTGGCTGAAATTGCATCCAAACTCGAGCTGTATAAATGGATTCGAATGGATGAAAAGGGTATGCGAAATCAATGGATCCACAATCCAAAGATTTTAGAAGATGTATTCGAGGCACTCGTCGGTGCTATATACATGGATATGGGTCTATTACACGCGAAAGAGTTTATATTGCGTATCTACAACGACTCCTCGTTTGTGAATATGCAATCAATCATGGTTGACGACAATTTCAAGGATCATCTCATGCGATACTGCCAATCGAATAGTCTTAGTCTTCCTGTATATTCAATAACCGCACACGAAAATGGAATTTTCTATATTAATGTATTTGTGGATAGTGTGTGTATGGGATATGGATTCGCAAAAAATAAAAAGCAAGCGGAACAAAATGCAGCTCGGGCGTTCTTTTATCCACCTAAGTCGGGTTATCAAAACAACGGATACATCCAACAATGAAGGGGGACGACTTTACTCCCAAAAAACGTGTCACAAAGAACGATAAAAAGCAAAAACGGGAAGTGTATTCTCAAAAATACGTTCGTACGGTACTTAAACATTTGGAGGGTAAATTAACCAATGCACCCGAAAGTGAAGATAGTACTCGAGAGGGAGTACGCCCCGCAGAAGTCGGAGGAATGGCTAAGTCTAAGAGGAAAAATGCTCACGGCAAGTGATGCAGCTACCGCTATAGGCAAGAATCCATACGAAACCCCGGATGGTCTACTCTTAAAAAAATGTGGATTGGGGGAAAAGTTTACAGGGAATGCGGCTACACGGCACGGTGAGTTATACGAAGATGAAGCACGTATATTGTATGAGCAACGACACGGTGAAGTTGTTCATGAAATAGGCTTATGCCCACACCCTGTTCACAAGTGGCTTGGTGGTAGTCCCGACGGAGTATCAGAATCTGGAAAACTGGTCGAGATTAAGTGCCCTCCTCAAAGAGCCATCATCCCTGGTGAGGTTCCAGTGCATTATATGCCACAGCTTCAACTCTGTATGGAGATATTAGACCTAGAAGAAGCAGACTTTATCCAGTACAAACCTGCGGCTACGAATTGGCCTAAGCCAGAAGAGTTTGACGTTGTTAACGTGAAGAGAGATCCCGAGTGGTGGTCGACGTATCTTCCTATCATGAAAGAGTTTTGGGATAAAGTTTTATACTTCAGGGAACATATCGACGAACTTCCAAAACCTAAGGAGAAAAAGAAACGCGTTTTAAAAGAAAAGGTACACGTGTGTGAGATAGCGTCCGACCCCGATGACGATTATCATAGTAATTAATAACACCTAAGTCGAATATCGAATATATCATTTTCATACCAATACAACAATGAACAAGTACACCCTCAACGGTACTCTTCACGCACCCTACCAGGTCGACGGTGTAAAATGGATGAATGATATGGAACATCAGACCTCGGGTCCCAAGGGTGGATTCTTATGCGACGAGATGGGGGTCGGCAAGACCATCCAAATCATCGCGACAATGCTCAAGAACCCCAAGCCGCACACGTTGATCGTTGTGCCCAAAACCATCGTTACTCAATGGAGTACAGAGATTTCCAAATTTTCCCCAGGTCTCTCTACTCTCGTTTATGACGGACCCGGTCGTACGACTAACATCGAGGATCTCAAGAAGGTAGACGTCGTGCTATGCCCTTACAGTCTCGTATATAACAGAAAGACGATTCTTCACGCGATGAAATGGGATCGCGTCGTTCTCGACGAAGCCCATGAGATCCGCAACCGTAAGTCTGAGACGTTCAAAGCTGTCTACAAGCTTGATACGGATATCCGCTGGCTCGCCACGGGTACCCCAGTCTTTAACTCGATGGAGGATTTCGTATCACTTTGTATGTTCTTGGGATTTTCCAAGGATCTTGTACAGGCTATGTACGATGAGATCAAGGATATCTATATACTCAGGCGCACCAAAGCTGATAATATCGGAAAACTGCCACGTTGTCACTTTGAGAACGTGGAACTTGAGATGTACGATGAAGAACGCCGCGTCTATGAACAGGCGTTCTTTGAGTCACAGGAATACATCAGCGAACTGAAAAATATCGCCATTTCCATTGGCTCAAGAGCTATGCAGATTTTGGAGTGCCTACTCCGTGTGCGTCAAACCATGACGTGGCCTCAACTCTACCTGGATGGAATGACCAAGAAGCAGGGTGTCGACCGGATCATATGGCAACACAGTACGAAGAAAATGGACACTCTGACCGAGAATATTTCCCAGCACCCAGAGGAAAAGAGTGTAATCTTCTGCCAGTTCCGGGGTGAAATGGATCACATCGAACATATGTTCAGGGGGCGCGTTTTCAGGATCGACGGAATGGTTGAGAAGGATGAGCGTCATGCTCGTCTCGAGGAATTCAAAGATGCACCAGATGGCAGTGTACTCGTCGTACAGATTAAATGTGGTGGCGTTGGTCTCAATATCCAGTGTGCGAGTCGTGTATATATCATGGCTCCTTCATGGAATCCCGCGACAGAACTTCAAGCCATCGGTAGATGCCATCGAACGGGTCAGACCAGGGAGGTGTATGTGAAGAAATATTTATACATCGACACACCCACGGTGAGGAGTGTTGATCTCGCTATGATGGCTCTCCAGGGTCACAAAGCTCAGGTGTGTGCGGAAGTTCTTAACGATGAACGAGTTGGATACCAAATTCCAGTCAAATACGAAAAATCTATCGACGCCATCAGGAAAATTTTCCGGTGATATAGTAAAACAATGTACGCAACCGCCGAAGGTTCCCGCGCTGAAGTCTACCACGGTACCGCCAAACACACCCCCGGTGGCCTCGTGAAGACGGATCTCACACAGGATAAGTATGGTAATATCAAGAGCAAGGCCGCCGTCGCCGCCGCCAAGAAGCGTATGAAGAAGGAGGGTACTTCTGCCATGGTCAAGGTTTTCAAGCCCGCGAAGAAGGGTGACTTCAAGCTTGCCCCCAAGAAGGGTACCAAGAAGTACAAGACGCTCGTAAAAAAAATGAAGTAAATAGTAAAGGATGACTCTTGCTAAGTGGGATGAAGCTGTCCGCGTAGCAAAAATCAAGCTCAAGCTTGATCCAAATAAGTATAGTGTTATAAAAGGAAAATTATTAAAAGAAGCTCAGTTCGTTTATAGTTTACTCTTAGAGAGTAAGTAATTAGTCTAAAACAAATTGGAATCCCTTAAGTTGTTGTGGTTCATGCACAACAAGTTGATGCAACTTCCAGGTTACCCCAAACTTTTTATTTAGAAAATAGACACTCGTCAACTCAACGATTGCTACACCAGAATTCCTAGCATACAATTTATCAGCAGCCGTATCCTTGAGATGTTTGCGTTCATTGTTAAATACACCGGCTTTAATAATTCCATCAGCCGAAGTATCAACCTTAATACGAAACTTCGGCTCTCTATCGGGTGAACGTTTTATGTTTGAGTTAAACATGGGTTTAAGATCTTCGACGGTCATGTACTTATGAAAAATTTTTTCACTTTGCTTACTCACGTTTTCAATGATTTTTTCTTCCGTTTTTGTGAGTATTTCGTAAAAGGCTTTTACGTAGTTACCCTCTTCATCGTATCCTTTCATAGAAAAGTCGACATTCCATTTGGTATTACCCACAGGTGGGGTAAAACCAGAAATACCGAATGGCATATACATGCGAGGTATTTGAATACGGACGGGTTTGCCTTCATTCGTACTGAAAGAGATCTTTCGCCCGTCGTATTCAAGGATATCCAGTGTATCGATGAGGGTATGAAATTTGGCCATTATAGTAAAGTATGCGTCTAAAACTTTAAGCTGAACAAGCTGTGCATTCTGCTTCAAGACTAAATTGGATTGGTCGAGCCTTTGCTTTACTTCGTAAGTAATACATCCCAGTCTTCAGTCCAGATTTCCACGCGTACATATGCATAGACGACAACTTGGACAGTGTGGGATTTTCAACAAACAAGTTCATACTCTGACTCTGACAGACGTATACACCTCTATCAGCCGCCATATCTATGATAACCTTCTGACTGATCTCCCACACAGTCTTGTAAAGTAGCTTGATATCGTCAGGGATATCGGTGATATTTTGAATCGAGCCACTGGCCTTGATCATGAGATCCTTCATATCTTTTGACCACAATCCCACCTTTTGAAGAGCTTTCACGAGATGCTTGTTTACAACTACGAACTCACCTGCAAGGGTGCGGCGAAGATAGATGTTCGTGGTATAGGGTTCAAAGCATTCGTTGTTACCCAGGATCTGGGAAGTACTCGCCGTGGGCATGGGAGCGAGAAGTAGACTATTTGCGATACCCTTCTTCGCACGTTCGCGCATAGCGGCCCAATCATATAATCCACTGTGCATGGGTTCGCGATCCCACATGTCGAATTGCAAAATACCCTGACTGATAGGACTCCCTTCGAAAGATTCGTACGCGCCGTGGATGTCTGCGACGTCACAACTCGCTTCGAGTGCACCGTGATACATGGTCTCAAAGATGTACGCGTTCATCTTGCGAGATTCTTCGTCTCCAAATGCATGTCCGCATAGGATGAACGCGTCGGCCAGTCCCTGTACACCGATGCCGATAGGACGGTGTTTGAAATTCGAACGCTTCGTATTTTCCGTAGGATAAAAATTACGGTCAATCACCCTATTGAGGTTATACGTGAGCGTCTTAGAAATAGAGTGTAGCTTTTTATAGTCAAACGTTCCATCCCGCGTTACACAAGCCGGAAGTGAAATAGACGCCAGGTTGCACACAGCGGTTTCCTCCTTGTTAGAATATTCGACGATTTCGCTGCAAAGGTTAGAAGACTTAATCGTGCCGAGATTTTTTTGATTACTTTTTTTGTTGCATGCATCCTTATACACCATGTACGGAGTTCCAGTCTCACTCTGCGATTTAATGATAGCCTTCCAAATATCAGCCGCGAGTATGACCTCATTCGCGCGACCTTCTTCTTCGTATTGGATGTATAGCTTTTCAAATTCATCACCGTACACGTCAGAAAGTCCCGGAGCCTTATCGGGGCAGAAAAGAGACCACTTTCCACCTTCCTCCACACGCTTCATGAACAGATCGGGGATCCATAAAGCACTGAATAGATCACGGCATCGCGCTTCTTCGTCACCCTGATTAAGGCGAATATCGAGGAAATCGAGAACATCCGCGTGCCATGGTTCGATATACATAGCGAATGACCCCTTTCTACGTCCAGCCTGATTCACGTATCTCGCGGTTGCATTAAACACGCGAAGCATGGGAATAATACCATCCGACTTTCCATTGGTTCCCCTGATAACGGAATTATTAGCACGGATATCATGTATATGGAGTCCGATACCACCCGCCCATTTTGAGATTTGGGCACATTCCTTGAGTGTATCGTATATTCCATCGATAGAATCGGCCTTATTGGCGGCAAGGAAACACGAGGACATCTGTGGGCGATGTGTTCCAGCGTTAAAAAGAGTCGGGGTAGCGTGGATAAAATGACCACGTGACATGGATTCATATGTTTGTACGACTGAGTCGATATCATCCCCATGAATACCTATGGATACACGCATAAGCAAATATTGGGGTGTCTCGATGATCTTACCCTCGACCCTTTGAAGATATCCCTTTTCTAACGTTTTAATACCAAAATACCCAAAGTCAAAGTCGCGCTCTGGGGAAATGAATTTCTCTACATTCCCAGCCACATCCATAACTTCTTTCGTTATGATGTTAGCATCGTACAATTTACACATTGCATCAAGAAACGTCTTGGGGGCCGTCTTTTGAATATTACTCGCCACGATACGAGTAGCGAGAACCTCATAATCGGGGTCACTCGTGACCATACCAATACATATCTCAGCGGATAGGGTATCTATCTCGTGTGTGGTAATGTTGTCGTACATGGACGAAAATACCTGTTTCGCGATGAGAGAAGCGTCTACTTTATCGGATAATTCGTATCTCAATTTGGAGATCCTGTTGGTGACCTTATCAAACTTTACGTCTTCAACATGACCGGACCGTTTAATAACCCGCATGATATTAATAATACATGTCTACTTTTTAATTACATTTGAAGTCTTCGCTTCGGACGGGGACAGGGCCAACCGTCTCAGCATACCTGTTAGGTTGAAGGAAACTTGTGTTCACATTGAAATTGCCGGGGACGCCTGGCGGGGACACGGGAGGGTACGAGCCGATGAAGCACTCGGGAGCCTGGCATACAGGGGGTTCCATGTTGCAGGGCTTAGTATTGTAAGCCTCGTCAAAATCAGCAGCAGCTATCATTTATTATCTACATATACTTTTTTTCCTGGACTATATTAAATGTGTGATAGACTTCACCTTAATTCTATGAAACAGACAGAAACCCCCCTGAACAAGCTGTTCTTTTCGGAGTTCAATATACAGATAGTTCAGAAATCTATACGTCAGGCTTTCAAGAATAAGACAGGCGTTTCCATCGACTACCAAAACGCGGGTGATCTGTATGCGATTATGCGTGTTGTATTTATCAACAATGCCGGTAACCATTACGCGAATGTAAACGAACAGGTTAAGTTCATGAACTCTGTGGTAATAAAAACTACCCTCCCTCAAATTCAGTCGGGAGTTGCACAATATATGGGCTATATCAGAGATATTGATACCCTGGTGGTTCCCCCCACTCCTCCGGCAAATACGAGTACGTATGGTATGAAACTCGAACCGAACGATAAGATAGGTGTATAAAGAATTGAATCGTGATGTGTATAAGTAAAATGTCGTTAAACTATTACAAATCCGAAACAGAAAAGATATGCAAAACCAAGGGTTGGGATCGCGCTGAAATTAACACGGTCTGGCTTCTCCTTTCAGAAGAATTTGGAGAACTCGCTTCCGCTATCCGCCAATCTAAGAAGACGTTTAAGAAATCTAACATGAAAAAGGATAAGGGGGTTGATATCATGATGGAAATGGGTGATGTATTTAGTTATTTATTTCAACTCGCTCATATGTTAAACGTTGATCTAGATAAGATGTGGATAGAACACGGAAAAAAGATGACACACAAAAAATATATCTCTTGATAGTAGTAAAGATGAGTAAGCATATGCTCAGTGATCAAGCATCGATCGATAAAATTAATCCGTACGTGTCAGGGGAGTTTTCTTTACCGGGCTCCAGTCGAAGGCCTAACTCGTTTGCCCCCCATAAGCAAATTAAGGAAGGTGGTATGCCGGAAAGCGAACACATCATATGTGAGTATGGTGTGACCGCGGGTGATAAGACGGTCGATTTTTGTAAGGGAAAGAGTGCATGTGAACTGTCTAGGCCCGCCATTCCAGGACGTAATATAGATTTAGGTTACGATGAACCCAAGCCCTCCATTATTCGCGAGAGTGCGAATTTTATTAAGTCTATCAAGAAATTAGACGCTTTTACCATTATTATAATGGTTCTTATAATTCTACTGCTATCGACTTTAAAACGTCGATAAGATCAGTAACGCGCTTTTTATACCCACATTTCATAATAATTAGAGGAAATGTGCAAGTGCAAAATTCCCTTACAAACTCTCTCTGCCATCTCACTCTTTTATTTATGATAGGGGGTGCGAAAGTAGGATCAATAATCTTAACTGCGTTCAATACTCGAATTATGCAATTAATGTCAAAATTCTCGCATAATATATCTTCCAACATGATACACGCCATCACTCGCTTTGTTCGAGTCGTGTTAATTATCATGGTTTGTAAAAAATGTGCGTATGAAGTAAATCCATGCTTGAATTTGATTTCTTCCCAGTTTCCAATTGGCTTGGTATTAAAACACGCAGCTTCGTTTATATAGCCATCCCCTTCAACATATCGAGAGTATTTAAGTTCAACCTTAGGAAGATTTGTACGCTCGTCTATAAACGTACGAGCCTCTTTAACGAAGGAAGGCATATTTACACTCTGGCTTAAAATCCAACTTCTTCTCTAAATCCTTTAATTGCTCCATCTTTTTCATTTCTACACCAATGCAATTATGTTGTTCTAATCTAAAACACTTCATACAAAATTCACCGTTACAATATTTACACGCCATGGGAACTCCACATTTCTTTTTACATTGTCGACAAGGCATTTAATATACAGTCGTTTATTTTTTTAACTTAAGTCGATGTTCTTTATGTTAAAAAGTATGTCCAAATGTTCTCGTCTATCGCGAATAACACTTTCTGCTATTTACTGACTCAAGATGAGTTCAGAAATAAATGTCCCGAGAATATCCGACCATCCAGGATCAAGCTCACAACGATTACCATGATCTCTGCATTTTCAAAACCTATCGACGTCAAAAAAATTCGTTCAGTATTCGAAGAACTCGGAGAAATACGTCTTCATCGAAACAAAACGACCAACCAGGCGATCGTTTGGTCACTTAAAGCGACAACGTTTTACAATCAGATCACCCTCACGTATGATGATGGTCACAGTGTTAAATCGATCAAGGTCTTTCCCAACGGCAGTATCCAAGTTGCTGGGTGTGAAGATATATTCAACTGCAAGTATATAATCTCTGGTCTCGTGTATATTTTACAGTCCTTTGACGAAGATATAGTACCTCCGGCCGACACGTTTCGCGTGGTGATGATCAATTCCAACTTCAGTCTCAACTACAACATAAATCTTATGTTAACAACTCAACATTTCGAGAAATTTTCCGATGTGTTCAGGGTTTCTTTCGAACCGGATCGATATTCTGCGGTGAAAATCAAGTTTAAACCCGCAGGCGACATGAAAGAAATAACGACCAGTATTTTTGGTACCGGTAAAATCATTATCACCGGCGCAGAGACTCTCAAGGAAATCGTATTCGCATACAATATTATCAATCAGCATATTAACGATTGCCCAGCCATCAGGGTTTCCAAAGTTGATGTATCAGACGACTTCAATGAATATTTTGGATATAATATAAGCGATTCTATCAAAAAAATTAAGGAGATGGGAGTAGAATCGTGGACCAATACGATTACGAATAGACAAATTAATTTCTAATTTTAATATAAATGTCGCAACGTTTAGGCATGGCCGATGGCAGGTGTCATACTATCAACAACTCGTCTCTACTCTATGATAACTACCTCAAGACCCAAAATGGTATTAAGTACGAGGACAACTACTCGTTCCGCAAGCTCTTGCAGGAAAAGGGACCCGAACTCCACCAGGTCCCCGCCCCCCAAAATGACGGAAGCCCGTGTGGCCTCTGCGATTCTTCCCTTAATCTTTCCAATGTTAACTGAGTAAAAAAATTAAAATTAAAGTAATAACGATTATATGGACGATACTGATCAGGATACTACGTGTGCAATATGTCTCAATCCAGTGAGAGAGACAAGACAAAACAAACCCATCAGATGTGGTCATTTGTTTCACTCTCACTGTATAGAGGAATGGAAACGTCGTGGAAATCAAACATGTCCCACGTGCAGGAAAATTTTTGATGGTGCAAATTTTCAGGTGACTGTCAGTATTAGAAATACGATAAACGACATAACCGTCGTGAGAGACGTGGAAGAGGATCGGTATATTTTCGATACATTAGACGCCTTTTTTGATATTGAAAATACCAGCGAACTAGAAAGTTTACTTGCGGACTTTGGGGTGAGTATGTCCAACCTTGATCCCCTTGTTCTTGACACAGAAGGATGAACAGTATTTGTCATACTTCAATCCCGGATAATCCCTAGAGATTTTACGGGGATCCCTGATCAGTTTTCCTTTAGCTCCAACCACCAGCGGACCGGTAGCCCATCCCCGTTTGTGGCTAAAAAACTCCGCTTTGAAAACCACGACTCGACCCGGTTTTAAAGTGATGGCCGCTCGTTTGACACGACCCACCGGCACTTTAAAAAATCTGGCTATACTTTCGTGTGTATCCCCCGCCTTAACTTTGTACTCAGCCTTACTATGTTGCTTGTAGAAATGAAAATCACCCTGGCACATGTAGTTATTCTTTTTACATGACGCGATGAACAACATTACTTTATAGTAATCGGGTTTACACTTCGTACCACCTTTTACTATATAAACCTGTTTGGGATTATCAGCTACAACTAGTTTTGGTAAAGTACCACATTTTACATATTTACCACTGGCGCGTAGATTAGCTCGTTCTCCAGGCTGACTCTTCCAACCACGGTACCTTTGGAAATCATTTACAGCGTATGCGTAGCAATTGTTATTATTCTTACCCACTTTACCACCCCATTTTCTCATAGTGAATGTATGTTCACCACCACTTGTAGGAGGTCCTTTAGTCATTATAGTATGTTAGAAAAAAAATATTCACACATAATAAATGATCAAGGATATTACCAAAGCTAAGACGAAGCGCCAAGTCATCGAAGAAATTTTAATTTTCGTGCTCACTGTATTAGTCAGTACGTTCGTTCTTCGTTTCACCTGGAACAACTCACTGAGCAAGCATGTTAGCGTACTCAAGCCTATTCGGTCATTTTTTGACGCACTTTTACTTTCTATTTCTATTCAGGTTTTCCGTGGTCTTTAAACCTCCTTGAAACCGACGACACGTTCACCAGATGAGTGAACCATAGTGGGGTATCCTTCGATTCCCTTGCAATCCTCAGAATCGCAATCGACGAAGGTGTAAGGCTTACCCTTACCCTTGAAATGTTCGAGCTGCTTACGAGTCCATCCACAACCCATGGAGCCGTAGACAGTCCACTCACCATCGGCAGACTTTGCCTTGACCGCCTCGACGGGTTCGGCTGCCTCGACGGGCTGAGTCTTTTTCATAGCCATGAAAATACGAATGTTAATGAGCACGAGAAGGAGTGCGAGGATCATGTTTGTATATCTATATAATATATTTTATTTCTGTTTCTAAAGTATGACGAGTATTCAGAAGAATATTGACAGAATTCTCGAAGGGAACAGGGGGTGTGCTCCCATGAACCATATAGCTGTTAACCAATCTTGGAAACGGTCGGGTGCGTATGGTAACGTGCGTCGGGCCAAATTAACGGGTAAATCTAGGAAATTTGTAGCATTGAAGGAAATGAAAGTTCCTAGATCTGAACCACAACTCGGTGATCTCGCTGAGATGGAATACAAAATTGCTAAAAAGCTCAAAGATTTTGATATTCCGAAGGTATACAAGTATGTTAAGTGTCCCATAGAGGGTAATGGTCCCAATATTAGAAAGGATATACTATATTTTGAGTACGTGAACGGTGTTTCGTTGAGGGAATATATAAGAACTCGACGAGATCTTAGCCTCGTTCAGTTAAAGTCGATCATCGTTCAAGTGTCTTACAATTTGTATAGGATTCACAAGAAGTTTCCAACATTTCGTCACCACGACTTACACACGAATAATATTCTCGTTCGACCCGTAACAAAGAAGAATCTATCCATAGAAGTTGACGATGTCAAATACACAATCGATAACGGTGGGCTCGAATTGGTGATGATCGATTTTGGATTTTCGTCTTTCCCCGGTATACCGAACCCCCTCGTCAATACGAAACGCTATCACAATATAGGTATTCATAGGAATTCCAATAAGTATTACGATTTACACTTTTTCCTTAATGGTGTATACAACGAACTCGCCATATCGGCACGAAAACAACCGATGGTACCGGATCACGGACCCCGTGTCGCTGCAAAGGTTTTCGTCGGAACCCTGTTTACACCGGATTATATCGGGTACAGATCGAGTAAACTGAAAAATTATAGATTACGCGGTACGGCGAATAATTCCAGAAACAAGGATTTACCGACTTTCGAAAAGGTGTTGAAACATCCATTCTTAACCGGAATCCGAGCACCACGCGTCGATTTACCCGCGGCTAGAACACCGAGCACGCCTGCGCGGATCATACGTAGAAATGCTACACCTCCCAGGAATAACCAAACGACCGCCAGTCAAAGAAAGGCGGCCATGAACCGAGCGAAAAAAATTCTGGAAGCGGGTAAGCAAGTGGGTAAACCTAAAATGAGGCCCGGTGTTGTTCGCGTTGGTGCGACTAAACCACCACTTCCACCCAAACCCCCCAAACCCCCGTCTCCTCCTAAACCCAATAATAATAAAAAGCCACTTCTCACCAAATCCGCGACTGTACCGGGTATGACCAAAACAAAGAAGCCTTCGAGTAAGAAAAATAGGGTAAGTAAGTCATGGACTAGATCTTTCATGAACAGTATGACTCGTAAGTAGAAGTATTAAAGAAAATGCTCGTTCTTTATATAATGGAATGTTGTGAGGTGTGTTGTGAAAAATACAACAATTCAAATCACAAAAAGGTTGAATGCCCCTTTTGTGATTTTAAATCGTGTCGAACATGTTCACAAACATATATGCTCAGTACCACAGAAGAACCACATTGCATGAAATGCAAACACGCACATAACAGAGAATTTGTAGACAGTTTTTGTTCATCTATATTTAGAAACCGTGATTGTAGACGACACCGCGAAAACGTATTGTTTCAAAGAGAAATGGCGCGCATGCCGGAAACACAGTCATACGTCGTTCGCGAGTTACAGGTACGGAGTTTAAGATTGTCGTATCTCTATTTAGTTTACATTTTGACTCATATGTATAAGACTGATCACGTAAACGACGAAGTGAAACCACGTTTAGATTCTATATTACGCGCGACTATCATGGATATTTACGAGACGCTGCAGGTGTTGAATCATAACGAACCAACCATATCTAGTGATAAGTATCATAAGATAGCTCAAAAATGCCCCTCAGAAGATTGCCGCGGATTCTTGTGCGACGACTGGGTATGTGGGATATGTAAAAACAAGTTCTGTGATAAGTGCCATGAACTTCTCGTACCGGGTCACGTGTGTAATAAGGACACCGTAAAAACGATGAAACTGTTGAAGAAGGACACGAAACCATGTCCGAAATGCAATGTACCAATATCCAAAATAGAAGGTTGTGCTCAAATGTGGTGTACCCAGTGTCACGTGGCTTTTGATTGGAGAACTGGTGCGATAGAGACCGGTAGAATACATAATCCACATTATTTCGAATTCAAAAAACGTTCGAGAGAACATGGCGATATTCCATGCGGTGGAAGACCCACACATTCGGAATTGCGACGATCTAGGGCCTCCATTACAATTCTAGAGATTTCTGTGAGTGTAGTACAACTCGAATACGATCTTCTATATAGATACGGGTACGTGTACGAGGATAATAGATATTTACGTATGAAATATCTATTAAACGAACTTTCAGAAGACGGTTTAAAACGTGAACTTCAGAGACGAGATAAGAGTAACTGTAAAACACGTGATATTAGAGATATCTACCAGATGTATATAGATACAGTCGGCGATCTTTTGAGACAGTACACGATACATAGGTCAAAAGAATTGGACATAATAGCTGAAGTTCGTGAGCTACTTCTATACATGAATAGTGTACTAGAAACCATACGAAAAAGATATGTTTGCAAGCTTCCACATAATTTAATATTAGATATAATTAAATGATAGTGTTCATTCTTGTAGCAGTAGCGCTACTATGCATTCTATTGAAACCTAACTACAAAGAACCAGTAGTTATACCCAGAGTATTCACACCCGAACAATGTGATAACATTATAAAGACAGCCGGATCAAAGCTGGAACCATCCGTCATGGATACCGATTATCATATAGATAAGAAGATACGAGATAGCGAAACCGCGTGGATAGATCCTAAGGAGAATAGCGTCGCCAAAAAGATGATTAAGAAATGTGTATCCTTCACAGACAGGAAACCAGTTAACAGTGAACAATTACAGGTTCTCAAGTACAAAGAGGGTGGATTTTACACACCCCACCAAGACGCATTTTACGATGAAGAAAATCCCAGAACCGTCACCGCTATAATAGCACTGAATGATGACTATGAAGGTGGAGAAACAGAGTTTCCTAATTTAGGTAAAAAATTCAAACTCGGTAAAGGTGACGTGCTTTTATTCAACAATTTCACAGATTGGGGCTACCAAACACGAAAGTCCTTGCACGGTGGTCTACCAGTGAAATCGGGTATTAAATGGATATGTAACCTTTGGATACATAGATACCCGTATGACTCTGGTGATTGGACGGGCTCAAAAGCTTATCCGGGGAATGAAGGCGGTGGTTCGTGTTCCGTCTTTTAATTAATCTCTCGTATGTCTAATTTTGACCAGTATATAGTCATTAGAAGATGAATACCCAACGCAAATAAATAACCAACATCCCACCACAGGTTTAATACAGCGGCTATAGGTACGAGCCCAAAACAATAAAAAGCGTGTAACATCACAAACGGCCGACTCTCGATCTTTTCCAATTGCACTGAATATAACGTAGCTACCAGAAACGTTATATTCAGTATGTCTATCACCGACCTACGAGTCATCAACCCATACACACCAAACCACAAAAACATCCATAAAACCACGCGAGTAATCTCATGATACCTGACATAAATTTGCATATGTGGACGTTGTTGGGGTTGAAGTTCAATAACTGGAGGAGCTTCTATGTCCGGATTCATACCGATAAAAATATTTCCATCGGGTGATTCTACGACGACGTGTCGCCCATTTTCCATATATATTTTTCGATTTATTTTTCTAAAAGCTTTAATGCTTCATTTTGAAACTTATCACAAGGAGCGTTCTTGTTAACTAATCTTTTAAATCGTCAGACTTATTGAGACTGGCGATCTGAAGACTTTTCTTGATCTGATTTTATACTGATACTACCATCAAAAGTGACGGGCTTGAAGAAGTCGTCGAATGGGCAACCTGGACACCTTCTATGACGTATAGCACAATCGAGCTTGTCGACCTTTTTCATGCATGGTTTTTTTCGCGATCGATAGGTTCGTCGCCGTCTTCCAATGTTATGAAAACAAATTGAGGTTTGACCAACAGCCAACATATTAATAGAATTAAGAATGATAACTTTATATTATAATCTAATTACAATTAAATGCTTGCATTGTTATGTAAACCGGTTATTGTAATTGAACCCAGTAAAACGAAACCTATTATCACTCCCCAGGATTGTAGAATTGTGCAGGTAAAAGAAATAAAAGATAACGCATTCGTGGCAGAATTTCTAGAACCACTCGATTGGATTGAAGCCCCACCCATCGTCATAGAAGACGAATTAGAGTGATATTGTTTTTCAATTTCATGAAAATAACTTCGTCGCATTCCCCACCCTTGATTACCATCTGAACTTCTCCGCAAGTTGTACCATCGGTCTTATACCTATCACAAGCTATAGTTGTACGTTCGGTGATATCCATATTTTGACTATACCCAATGAAAGTCTTATCGAGTTCACCGTGTTCGTCACAGGCTTCAACCGTCGCTTTCACGGAGTATGCACCGTACTCCCATGGCTGAACGGTATCAGTGGGTGGAGGTGGTTCTGCTAAGAAAGATGCCCTGTTTCTCTTGAATCGTTTATTTAAAGCACTGGCCGGTGCTATTAAAAGAGCTGCTAATGAGTGCATTGTAATGAATGTGATTGAAATTTTTAAGTGTACTTAAGTCGAAAAACATTTAACTAAAAATAAGATGAATATTTTCTTTCTTTCGTTGATTCCGGAAGAGATCGCAGAACTTTCCTGTGATCAACATGTGATCAAAATTCAGTTAGAAATTGCACAGATGTTATACACTGCATGGTATTACGCAGGTCAGGAACAATACGTTCGAAAGTATGCACCGTATACAAAAAGCGGTTCACAGCGGGGGTACAAACCCGCTCACAAGAAGCACCCGATGACGATGTGGATTTCTTCGAGTCTTCGTAATTACATGTTCGCATGTGAAATCGGATTAGCCCTCTCAAAAGAATACACGAAACGCTATGGTAAAATTCATACATGCGAAGGGCATTTACTATGGCTCAAGAATAATGTACCACCCCATTTTGACGAACATAAAAGTGATACAGCGTATTACTCGACCCAGGGAATCCCCGAATGTATGCCGGTGGCGTACCAGTGTCCAAACATCGTTGAAGCGTATCGTAAATATTACATCAACGATAAGGCTTCGTTTGCGCGGTACAAAACGAGTAAACCTACTTTTATGCAGGTGTAGAATGAAATAATTTGTAATCTAATATAAATGAGTAACTTACAGAAGAAGATACCTTTTATGGCGGGGGTGTTTGGACATCTTATTTTTCAAATATTTGTCGCATACAGGGCCGCCGAAGCGACCTCCGGGAACGCCTACATGAAAGATATCGCTCGTTCCAATGCGTTATTGTTAGGAATAGTGGGTCTCGCGTTGGTACTATTGTTGAGTCTCGTGCGTTTACCCATTCCTATTAAGGTTGCCATATTTTCCCTTCTGGCATACATCTCTGGTATGGCGCTTCACAATGTACCTAATTTACAAGAAGCTTTACTCGAGGTCGTGGGTATATTTATCGGTATGTTAGTCGCCGGGATCTTCACGGTTCAGATGGGATACAAACTCGATATTCTCGGTCAGATATTATTCTTCTCACTCTTAACCATTTTGATCGCTCGCGTTATCAACACCTACGTGAGACGTACACGAGTGGGGGAAAAGAATTCACTCGTTCCCAGTAGAATTCTTACGATACTGTTTGCGCTATTTGTGGTGTATGATACGAATAAGATATTGCAGAGGAATTATTCCGGCAATTTCGTAAACGCATCGTTAGATTACTTTTTAGATATATTTAATCTCATTCGTTCGGTTGGTGAGAATGAATAATCAAGCCTGCCGGGAATCGAACCCGGAATACTGGATTAGAAGTCCAGGGTGATATCCGTTTCACTACAGGCCCTGCCCTCGACGAGACTCGAACTCGCGACCTTCGGCTTACAAAGCCGACGCTCTACCAACTAAGCTACAAGGGCGAATGGTGATTTTTGTACTACTGTGTTATATTTAGTTTGTGATACTTGCAATAATCGCTGGATATAACGCGTTATCCTTTACCTGTTCAACGAGTCGCTTACGATTTTCGATATGTAACTTTTCAACATCTGCCTTATTTTGCCCGACATACGGCACCGCGTACCCATTATCGCATAGCCATTTATTGACGTTGGTCCATACACCGTCCTCAGAAACCCAAACTTCGGCGAGTACACGTCCAAACTTACCCCTAGAATCTGCCTCTGGGCATCTGAGCTCGATTTCGACGTCATCTTTCTCAGATGCGACCGCCTTTAGACACCAGTCCTTTAGCTTCTTCTTGGAGATAAGACCAAAGACCTTTTCCACCTTATCAGAAGTACGAGACTCGGGTGTATCGATCCCTAGAAGACGGACACGCTGCTTCGTGCATACATCGAATCCAAGATCAATACAAACATCAATGGTATCTCCATCAACAACTTTTTCCAGGGAAGAAACCTTGTACCGAAAGTTGCATTCCGGAGAATCGTACGCCATTATATTCGATACATGTCTCTAGTCTTTAAACCCGAGTTAAAAATAGTGCTCGAGTATAGTATGTATATTCGAGCATATTCCTCAAACGATTCTTATAAATATAGACTAGACAAAACCAGGAAGAATGTACTAAATGAAATATACCGACATCAATCGGCTCGCATCCCGTCGAACAAACCGGTATCTGATAATTTGCGTCTTCGTCTACGATTCAGAGAAGCTGTAGAAGAAGCACAAGAAATATGCTCACACGATAAAAATTCAAAAGAATGTCATTTCGCATGGTATGAAGTTGACGAATTAGAAGATTCTATCGACCGCTCGAATTGTCGACACGACTCACCGTAATCGTAGCGGGTTCTTCGTCGTACATGTAATACTTTATAGAAATACCAAATACACGTTTCATATGTGTATTCAATTCTCCGTTAATAGCCCCTTTCCAGTCTCTTAACGTAGTATTAAAATATTCCTGTCCATCTTCCCCAAACACCCTAGAAGTGAAAAATGGCTGAGAACGAACCCATTCCATATGTCTATTCACGGTGGCGGGAATGGGTCTCTGCCCTCTATCCACGGACTCCAAAATATCGATAACGTAATATCCGTGTCTATCTGCGATGATGTTCGCTTGCATTCCCGGATACCCCTTAATATACGCTTCAAAATCTGCTCCACTTGGAAGTGTGACGTACACGTTTCGAGTACTCGATGGTAAAGGCGTATTACCCGTAGCAGTCGATATACCTGGGTGGGTGTGGTACGAAATGTAAGAATTTCTAAAAATTCCCACGATATGACCGTTCACTTGCATTCTTTGTTGCGAGGTGAAACGTGTCGGGACGTTAAATTTAATCGTATTACCATCGGACACGAAATCTATTTTACCACCATATTCCCACCTTTTAAGGGTGGACATGTTGTTTATCAAACGTAACTCTTTTATTACACGTTTGGGGAGCTGTATAGATGCTTTCACGTTGGAAACCTTGACAACCTTCGCTACCATTTCTAGATCTTTTCGTTTGGCACTGCTGCTGGTGGGTATATAGTTCGCTGGAAGACGCTTTCTCTTACCTAACATACCCGAACCAACCGTATTTATGTTCATGACATTTCTCCTAAACAGGTAATTTTCGACGTTTCTGTTTCCTTGATTTATGTTCATGGATGTACCCGATCTAGGCGTGGGCATCTTACTGTAAAGATATAAAATTATCTCGTCTTGGTAATTTTAAGTGCGGATTTATTCTTAACCGCCTTGGGATCCAATCTGTTTACGCTGCTTCGTTTAGGATTGAACATCTTCTTATGCGCGTGCCAGTATTCAGGAGCTCCAACCTTAAAGTTCTTATGCATCTTCGCTTTGTACCAAAAAACACAATCCTCGATGCGATTACTCTTACTGGTGTTATCTAAAACAATACATTCGTAATTCTCGGTACAAGCATCCATGACCTTGTTAAACATATCGAACGTCGGAAAAATACCAAAAAAGGATTTGTAAAGCTTCTCTCGATTCTGAATGATGTTCTCGCGGAGAATAAACACGTAATCCACGTTAGCGCGAAGAGCTGGTGGTAAGTCCATACAATACTGCATCGTCAACATGAAGAAAATTTTCCAGTGACGCCCGTTCATAAAGCATTGACGAATGCATGTGTCGCGCATGAATTTATTGTCGTACATACAATCATCCAATAAGAGGAATGCACCACAATTTTGTTTTCCAGCACCCACGAGCTTTCTTTGTCGGTCCATGACTCGCTCTATAGCCTCTCTGTCGTAGTCTCCGTATATAAACAGGTCAGGTATATACTGTTGATAATAATGATTACCTTCTTCAGTAGCCGATAAAACAATACCCGCTGGTAAGTGCTTTTTGTGCCATAAGATATCAGTCACGAGTGTCGATTTACCTGTATTACGTTTTCCTATGAATACACACACCTTGTCGTCAGCCATTTTAGCCGGGTTGAATTTTCTCAAACGTAAATCCATCTATAATATCGCATTGTTTTATTTGATAAAATTTTACTCACATGTATTAAGAATGGCCGGGCGTTTACGCCTCGCTGTCACCGGTGTCCAGGATCAATGGCTCACCGGTGATCCAAAAATTTCATATTTTTCGTCCATATACAAAAGACACACTCGATTTTCTACAGAAGCGGTCGGTATTCCTATCACTGGAAACGTATCACTAGGTGGAAATGCTATAGCCCGTATTCCAAATAACGTCGGCGATTTACTTCGAAGTGTGATGCTTAAACTTACCCTGGGAGAGTTACCATCCGGAAATCTATATAATGCTTCGATTGCTACGAGCGTCATACAGTATGTCGACCTGGTAATCGGTGGACAAACAATTCAGCGACTTACAGGTGACTATATAGACATGTATAACCAACTACATAGCAATAAAGATGATGCAGGTACAACCCTTTACTATATGAATGGTCACAATAACCAAATTCAAATCGTCTCCGCACCGAGGACCTTCTATCTGAACTTACCCTTCTACTTTTTTAGGAATCCTAGCTTAGCTATACCTATATGCGCTATTACACGTCAGTTAATCGAAATACACATAAAGTTTAAAGATGTGGATGATGACGTGACGTTTAGCTACGGAGAAGTAAATGGAAATATGGTACGCACTAAAACGGAATTAGGATCTATCGTTGAAGCGTCTATCATTACAGATTTCTACTTCATCACTCGGGATGAGATAAACTTTTTACTCACACGCCCCATGCAGTATATCATAACACAGTTACAGTTATCGACTATGCAATTTAAACCTAATGAAACGAAGAAATCAGCGCTGTTAAAATTTACAAACCCCGTGAAAGAATTATTCTTTTTGGCGAAAGAAGAAACGGGTACAAACGTAGGAAACGAGGATCGCTTACTCGACATAACATCATCCGATCAGGCATTTTCTAGTCATGTGACGAATAAAAGATCCGATTACCGTTTCGTGAAGAATATTCGGTTCGAGTGTAACGGTAAACGTATGTTTGATCATACAGGTAAATATCTAGCCTATGAACAGTCTTTAATACATCATACAGGATGCCCCGATCCCGCGTATGAATTTTATACATATTCATTCGCTTTGAAACCGGAATTATATTATCCTACCGGTCAATTAAACATGAGTCGTATCATTCATAAGAAATTAGACGTGGAACTCGATGAAACATCTACTTCACGGAATATAAACTTTTCGATATACGCTTTGAATTACAACCTTCTACACGTTGAGGGGGGATTAGCGGGTTTAAAATTTTAACGGGTTATATTAGAAATGGCAGGACGGGTGCAACTTGCCACTACGGGTACCCAGGATGCTTACTTCACAGAGAATCCTGAATACACGCATTTCATTAAACAGTTCAAAAAGCATACGAACTTTTCAGCCTACGACGTGTCCCATGACTTACATGGTCAATTGGAATATGGTGGTATTCTCAAGTGTACGATACCAGCGAACGCCGGTGATTTGATAAAAACTGTACGGGTACATTTTACACTTCCACCGTTGGAAAACGGTGGAATCGACTTTAGATACGTCGAATCTATTGGTCACGCGATATTCCAACATGTAGATCTCGTAATAGGTGGACAACTCGTACAGAGAATCCCTAGAGATTGGTTACAAATCTATAGCGAGCATTACATTACACAGACGAAACAGAATAACCTGGCTAAGCTGATAGGTAAATGCCCCGACGAATCATCTGGACTTCCTGTACGACATGCATCCATAGATCAACACTTACCACTCGCGACTACATCGACGAGTTATATAGTAGATATACCGTTCTATTTTCATAATAATCCAGAACTCGCAATTCCACTTTGCGCATTAACAAATCAGGAATGTGAAATAGAAATTCAACTCAGTGATATTGGTAAATGTATTCATAATTTACCTAATTTACAAAGCGTATCTTCACCAGACAATACCAATTTTGTTGTAACTGTGCAATCGACGGCAGACGGTGATAAATTTTTCATAAACGATGAGCGACAGCCAACCCTCGAATTGCAGTATGGTCATACATATACATTTGAATACGGATTGGTGCAAAACTCCAATCACCCGTTTAAGCTTTCATCTGGTGCGGATGGTATTCATGCTATCCCACCGTATGCAGCATATTCGGATAATCAATCAACAGTAACTAATTTCGGGAACGGGTCGGTTATATTAACGTTTACAGTAAACAGTGATACACCGAGTACCTTATATTACTATTGTAACTCCCATCCGGGAATGGGGGGTCAGATAAATATGAACATAGCTGGTATTGGCGATACGTCTCGATTTGGTATCGAATCTATGCGTTTACATACCGAGATGGTTCAACTTAACGACCCAGAACGACAGGCGATTAAGAAAAGTAATCGCGACTACATCATCACACAGCTTCAACGGGATACGTTTGAAATTCCGGTCTCTAGTTCCGAAGGTATGGATGACTACACGTTTAAAATGGATTTCACAAATCCTGTAAAGGAGTTATATTTTGTCATTGCGAATATTCCCCTACAAGTTAACAGTTTTATAAGCACCTTTGATTATGATTTTGTCTCTCAAATATATCCACCAGGATCCAGTGGTAAATATGTAAACTTCGAACACCTCATCAGTTTAGGGATGGTTTTGGATAACGAAACAATTCTCGATGAAGTGACCGGAAATGTCGTACATCTCAGGGCCGTACAGAGTGGTATCCATCACTCGAGAACTCAATTATTCAGACGGTTTTACTCGTATAGCTTTGCATTAGAACCCGAGAAGTGGTATCCAACAGGTCAGCGCAATTTCAGTGCTATTAAGGAACAAATCATAAACCTGAAACTGAATAGTGAAACGACTTTTAAAAGAGAGCTTAGAGTTTACGCGCTCGCTAATAATATACTCCGAATCAATGGAGGCAGCGGAAAAGTTATCTTCCCAAATGGTGGAATCAGCAATTAACATAATGCAACCGGTCATGGAACACGCCGTCGTTTTATCAGGACAGTACGCTAAAGCGTGTGGTCGAGATATAATTTTAGCGAAGGATATGGAATACTGTTTAAAATACTGCGCGATGAATACAGTAGGTCAGCAGATTGGATCGTATTTCCCCGAGATTTACGAAGAGGAGGAATCTGAGGATGAAGAGGAAATAGAGACAGTTGATGAGGCGGAAGAACCTCCATTCGCCCCGTATTCGGGAACAGATGAACTTTATATGAAAATCAATGAGGCATATGACGCATGGGATGGTTGGAATCCGACCAATCCGTCAGAAGAAATGATAAAAAATGCGATTGATAGTAATGGACACATCACCTCTCCAGGGATGGACGACTTCTAATTACAAAAGTTTTAAGGCGGTCGACGAGTCTTCGGAATCTGGGTCAGATTCAGATTCCGATTCGGAATCTGATACACCCAGGAAGGGCGATATCAGAGGATACAATAAGAATACATACAAAAAATTATTGATCGTCGAAGATTTGCTACCAGAATAAAATCTGTGCATACAATAAATGTCTTCCGATATCGCTCTCGATACCGTCCTCGCGATCTCCCGTGAGCTTGAGGCTCAGTCCCTCAACTCCGTTGTCGCTGGCTTCTCCTTCGCCGCGGCTCTTTCTTGGATGGACGTCGTTCGTTGGTCCATTCACCAGGTCGTCAAGGTTCAGAAGAACGGTGGTATGAACTATGCGCTCACCGCTCTCTTCACCACTCTTCTTTCCGTGATCGTCTACATGATCATCTCTCGCGTGTCTACTCGCGTCAGGAAGCCCGTTGCTCCCGTCTACGCGGTTACTCGCTAAACTTTCGAGGTTTAGTGAATACAATGAAGAAACAGCCGGTAAGTATGATTAAAAATATATAAACAAACCCATTCCATTTATTCAGGTCATCAACCCTGTCTTGAATATTTGGCGGAAGACGGTATCCTTCGGTACGTTCTTCATTTTGTAATTCTGTACCCTTCTTTACCATAGGAACTCTCGATAATTTATCAACTGCACCGTCGATTGATAATTTTAATACATGATTCGCGTTTCTAAAATCATATGGAATCAATCGATTATTACTACTGTAAAAGAACTGAATACGCAGTTTCGATATATTTTGTGAACCCGATTGGAAATTGTGCTCCACGGTATCGTCTACGCCAGAATAATTAATGACGTCTCCACACATCAGGATTCGACCAGTGTAGAAAGGTGTGTCGGAATATACCGTCTTATTCAATTCTTCTGCACCGCTACTTATTTTCAGTATGAGCGCATCTGGACCCTGGAGATTTATACTTCCGGTCGTGAGAGTGTTATTCACCGACGTTACATTACTTGCAGGAAGTCCCAGAATATCATGCGGCGTCGTTAATCCTTCTGAACCGGTATCAAACCCGTTATCTCCACCGTAAAACTCAAATGTAAATGCACCCGCACCCCCAAATGTTAAATCGTTTTTACTCTTATCGTACGTTACACTTGAAATAGGTACCGAGCCAGCCTGAAATTTAGATAATAGTTCACTCGCCAATTCGTTTCCACTGTAATTTTCGTTAGGTAACGTTATGGTGGTACCATTAACCGAAAACGTGTTATTTCTGTCGTTTATAAGCAATTGACTCGCATGGATACGAGCCGATACCAGTGATATTTTAGAGACGTTGTATATGGGATTTTTCAATTCGACGACATAATCCCCTGGATTGGGGTACGCTACAGGATCGCGTTCTCCACTATCTATGTCTAACGTGTGTACGCTCATTAAAATAAGGGGATATATTTTAATCAGTGTGTTTATGCAAAAGATGAAATTGTTTACATGATCTGTTGAGTGAGGGGGTTGTTCTGAAGCTGTTGCTTGGCCACGTTGAGACTGTAATCTGTGGCGTATGGGTTGGCGTTGCCCTTGTAGTGATTGAAGTTGTAATGCTTATTGTTATCGTACTGCTGCGTCCATCCGCCGTTAAGAGGACCCGTGCGACCATCAATACGAGTAGTATCGAAACGCATAGCCGTAGGCATACCACCTTGGTTAAGGGGTCCCGCGCGAACATTCATGCGACCAGCATTACCATGTCTATTTGCCTTACCACGACGGTCGTCGGGGCGGAAGCCGTATGCAAACAACTCCTCTGAAGTGTACGGACGCTGAGGCGACATAGCTTGAGATTCTCTGAGTTGAGAAGCGGGAGCCACGACGTGACCATGAGAGAAAGTGCTTATACCGGGAGCAAGCTGGTTGTTATACCTGTATTGTTCGACGTTACCATCCTTCTTGTTACGAGTGGGATCCGATACATGTTGGAGTGCAGACACGGTACGCTTAGCACCATTAAATCCGAGACCGTCGTTACGGGAACCAGTCATAGAACGGTTGGTAACACGTTTACCGTTAACATGCTCACCCCTGGGAACATGGCCACCGAAACCCTGAGACTTGGCGCCGGCGACTGGGCGACGCTCGGGGAGATACGCAGTCTTTTCGGGACGGTTATTCGCAATCTCACCCATCTTACCACGTCGACCGCCGAAAATATCATGCGCCGGGCCACTTCTACCAGGTAAAGTAGTCATTCTGTACGCACCCACATTTTCAGGATTCACACGCACTATCTGGTGGAAACCACCCGCTGCTGGAACATCGGGACCAACTGCGATACCCGGGCCCACCTGTTGCCTCTCAATAGGAGAAAGGTTATTCATGCGACCGCCGTCAAACATACGATCACGCATTTCTAAAACTTCGCCGCCACTCGATCGCCCCTGTGGTGCAATATCCGAAAAATTATTTACCTCAACCTTGGAATCAGGTAAATTAGATAAACCAACGGGTTTGGGAGACATGACATTAGGTACCTCTTCCTGCATTACGGGAATAGATGCCTGTTGAACGGTCAAGTTGTACTCCTCGGTCTTCTTTTTTTCACTTAAAACTTTTCCTGCGTACGCCAATCCGGCGATAGCTACTAACGAAAGTGGATCCGCCATTCTTAATTTTAGAAGAGATTTTTATTGACCAGGATATCGCTTCATGAACTGCATATTCTGAGTTTCGGCTGTGGTACTGGCGGGGACATATTGTACCGTGTTGAGAGGAAGCTTACATTTCATGTCTTGGAGAGGGAATAAATTTTGTTCGTACGTTTGAGCAACGACCTTGTTAAATCTAGATGTGGATTGAGGGCGGAGCATGTCACTCGTCTCGATAAACTGAGCGGGGGCACCCTTACCCGCCATGTAAGGAGAGGTACCGTATAACATGGTATTAGGTCTACTGGAACCATAGTTAAGGGTACTGGGCTGGGGGTAAGTGAATACCTCCTCCGTTGCACACACGGGAGGGCGAGCGGGATTTTCGACAATTTTCAATCCTGGTTGAAGCTGATATGCCATTTATTATTACATGAGAATATTATCTATCTAAGCTGGACCATTACCTCCACCGAACATACCACTACGCATATCACCACTCGAATCTAAACCACCGAAGGCTTCTAATTGTACGCCTCGGGCATTGACATTACACAAACTCGGGTCCGACTTGCAAATCGGGGCACCTTTCTCACCGTATAACCATTCCGCGAAAGCGGTCTGATCACCCGGAATATTCGTCACGGGACCGGAAACGAACTGCCTAGAAAATGCATTTCGTTGAGAATCCGGCATGGGAGAACGGGACTTTTGCGGACCATAAGGAATACGGCCTGATAACATATGATTCACTTCATCGCGAACTGTCTCATATCCACAAGCCGAAGGACGATCCGGACGACCATCATAATCGCTCATCAAAACATTCGCCATAGGATTATCAACCGTGGGAAGCTGACACTCCGGAACGTACGTCTCCTTCTTCGCATTATTTCCCTTTATCATTTTAGACTTTTCCATTACGTATAAAACCGATAGGACCGTAGCCCCTAATATAAAAATGCGTATATCTCGTCTGATGAGATACAACATACACGTCGCATAAATGACAAATCGTGCTGTGGCATTTACCCTTTCGACTTTCGTCTGTTGATTGGTGGGCCAGAATTCGGTGATTTTATCAGACCTGACAACCTGCTTTGGATCCACAAACAGTGAGACCATTTATATTATGCTTAGTTTATTTTTTCAACATGCCACTGAGTAGCCCCTGCATAGACTGCATAAGCTTATTCTCGTCGATTTCCAGTTCGCCATCTTCGTTTGATAGCTTATCTGCACACTGCTTGGCGACCGTCTCGATCATACTAAGTGTGTCCGCTGGGATTGATGTGATAGTAGTACCAAGCATGTATAGCGTTTGGAGATACTGCCAGATAGCATCCTTGGTACCCGTAGACGCCTTAGGCCAGCAGTTTTTAAGATTGATATCCTTGAGAAATTCAATATTTTCTGCGTGTTCAAGAAAGAAAGATTCATCCTTAGAGTTGATCTTATCCACATGAGGGGCGACATTTTCCATGAAACCATCGACAATCATCTTGCCGTTGGCGGATCTCATAAGTTCAAAAGCAGCGATGTACTTTTTGAGTCCCTTCTCTTCTGGGAAGGTTTTGTGTAGTTCCATGAGAAATTGGCCCATCATGTCGTTAAACGCTGTAACGGAAGTCATATATAACATATGTTGCGATTAATCTTTAAGTTACTCAAAAGGGGTCGGTAGAAATGGTTTCACGTTTACCTAAGCCGTTAGATATGATAAAATAGACTAGTATAGCTATTAATGCGGCTGGTTTGGCATAAGCGCTCGTAGAGAGAGTGCCCTCATCATTGAGTCGAGCTTTGCCGTGAATGTATAAAGCGGTAAGACCGGCTGCAATTATGGCCGCGGAACCTGGGTCGCGGAAGTATTCGTCCATATTTAATAGCGGAGTTTTTTACTCCTGGTGTCTGCTGCATCTGCGAATAGGTCGCCACTCGGACCCTGGCGCTGCTGGGGTCGAGTATTCACGGTTCTAAATTCATTTTGAAACGGATCGGCTGCTGGCTGCTGGGGTGCTTCATACTCTTCCATGGGCTGTTCCATCTGCTCCTGATACTCTTCGGATGGTTCCCCCATTTCATCTTCAATATCACCCATGGGATGTTCCATACTTTCTCCTTCCATACCACCCTCCATACCTTCTCCTTCCATACCTTCTCCTTCCATACCACCCTCCATTCCTTCTTCCGGCTGCCCCTCGAAACCTCCACCCATTTCACCGGGGTTTTCTTCGTCGTACTCTTCGATATTATCTTCAACCATGTTAGCGTCTTGGGGATCAAGCATGTCTTCTCCATTAGAAGCCATGTATGTTTGTAAAATCTGTTGAACTGGGATTAACTCCTTTACAGTCATCTCCACACATGTAGTGAATCGTTCATACAGTTTATCGTTGCGAGCATGTTCCGATTGGCTATCGGTGAAAACATACGGATCTCGGTAAACATCCTTCGCAGCGTTCTTATAACACGTGTGAATGAAGACTTCATTCGTGGGAAGTTTGACGGACATTTTCTTAGAATCTGAACTCAGTCGAACAGCCGACAGAATCTTTACAGAACTGACGAATACAGCGGCGACAAGATCTCTAAACCACGCACATCGCGCGGCGATATTTTCTGTATGCTGTCTAGCCATTGTTTCGTTCCACTCGGGGACGTCTTTCAATAAATTCTGGAACATCAACAGGACTTTACGACCTTTAGATAACTTTTGGGCTTCTGAATACATATCTTCAAAAACTTCGATCATAACTGGACACATAAGAATGCATAGCTGTTCCATGTATTCGCGCTTAGCTTCGACTAAAATGTTCAAATTATCCATTTATGATAGACTGGTCTTTTTTTTATCAGCGTTACTGCGCATCTCTCCTGTACCTATTTGCCACCTTTTTAAGATTGACCAACGTGGGGAAATCTTCTATATGATCTATCGACCCCGGTTGTGGTTCCCTGTCCCTTTTAATTTTCCATGTGATAGTGAATTCAAAATTACCTGTTATATGTACGATGAATCCACTCAACTCCAACTGTCTTTTGAGATAAGACGTTGCTTTTAAACGATCGTATGTCGGATACCCTACTATAAATGCGGGCACCTCAAACGCAACTCTCCTTTTCTGAGATTCAACCGCTCTTCGCACTTTACGTGAAATTTGTTTATATAACTCCACATATGTCTCTTTTTTCATACGATTCCTGTTATTAGTTATTCGCGAGATCTCCTCTACGCTTATCATTAATATTAGCTGGACTTATTTTTTTAACAATTCTTCCTCACTTTTACTAATTTCAGTAAACGGTATGTATTCGTGTCCTTGAATTGTACTTTCGAACGGAGTTCTATCCGCGGGTGGTTTAACATTCATCGGCTGAGATCGAGCGCTTATAACTCTAGCGTTAGGCTTACCCGCTTTACCTATAGAACTTGCATCCGTGACCAGGATATCAACGGCCACCATAAAACCATATGGGAATCCACCTCGCTTCAAAACCATAAACATGCATCTATACATAGCATGATTCTTTTGTTTGTGTGTGAATTGTTTCAGACCACTTGTCTCTATGATGTAATTGTTAATTCCTGTCTTTTCTTTGATATACTTACTCGTTGTGAGCACGAGTGATTCCATTACGTCGTGATTTACGATCGCTTTTGTTTGTACATACTCTACCATATTCGGTAATGGGTCGTTGAGTACAATCGCACCACTCTCTTTCGAAGCGATCGAGTATTTCTCTTCCCTGGACATCACTAACAAAATGACCAGTATGAATAACAAGATGTTTATCATTTAATATAGACCTTCAAAAAAATCGTGTGTAATTTACCAATTTTTTTTGAGATGATAATTTAGATGTCACTTTTAGTCTTCAGCCCAAAGTGTAAACATAGCATGGACGTGTTAACTTTCATAAACAGTCACAATCAACTGAAACAGATTGTACAATATCACAATGTATCTGAACTGGGTATTCCTCCACAGTACAGATCAAAAATTACCAGGGTTCCTACGATGTTGACTAAACATGGAAAGATCCTTGTCGGTAAAGAAATTCAGAATTGGTTGGAATCGCTTCTACCAGTACAAGATCTTGAAACATGTGGATTTGGGGGTAGTCTAAATACGACAACCCTCGACGGTGAAGGAACGAGTGATATGTTCACGATAGAAGAATACGGAAGGTCTTTACAACCACCCATGACTGCAGAACTCGAGGCAAAAATTAGTCGTAAAGTTGAAGACGCTGCTTATACGGATATAAAGAATTAAGTTGTGGTCAAAATAGTATGAAACTTGTGACCGTTCAAGCCGCGGCCATAAAGTCTACATTTGAAGTTCTTAAAGATATTCTCAACGACGTGAATATATACTTTAAGCCGAGTGGTATGTACATCGTCACACTTGACACGGCGCGGACATCGCTTATCGATATGCATCTGCCATCTGAGAATTTTGAAGAATATGAATGCGAGGAAGAGATCGATTGCGGCGTTAATATGACAAACATGCATAAACTTCTCAAGACTATCACCGTAAACGATATTCTGATCATGTCCATTCGATCGAAAGAGCATATGAATATCGAGATCCATAGTGAACAAAAAAAGACATCCACTAAGTTTGAGTTGAAGCTTCTTGATATTAACGAAAATCAGATAGAAGTTCCGGAAATGCATATGATGGTTAATACACCTATACCCTCCATCGATTTTCAGAGAATTTGTAGAGATATGTCTAACATAGGAGACGAATTAGAAATCCACAGAGGTGGAAACATTTTACGGCTCGTATGTAAGGGAGATTTTGCAAATCAAGAGACGGAAATTCAATGTGTGGAAGAATGTCCTGCGATGTCTGGTACATATTCATTGAAATATATGAATATTTTCACAAAGGCGACTAGTATGTGTTCAACCGTGCAAATTATGCAGGAGGATCAAAACCGATTCTTGATTTTACGGTACAATGTCGCGAACCTAGGAGACTTGAAATTCTATCTCGCCACTAAGGTAAACGAAGATCAGACATGAATCCGGTCATCGTATCAACCGTTTTCATCATACCTAGACAGTTTTTCAATTTAATGCGAGGAAGATTGTTTTTTAGCGCGAATTCATCATAAAATAACATATCTTTTACGAAGATCTTCTCACCATAAAAATCCGAGTGTGGACCCGCATAGCGTCTAATTTTTTCGAGAACGTCTTTTGCTGGCTTGTCATCCGAACTCAGTAATTGTGCACCGACTAACGGAATGTGGAACGACATGGTATTAACCTTTTTAGGTGGCCATGTATAGTCGTGATTATACGTTATGTATTTGTATATACGATTGTTGCACCAGTATTTAATTCGAATGATTATTTTTGTTACGGCTTCGGGAGGTTTGGGAATAGGGTCACCGGGGAGAATACCAGCGCGTCCTAGATCTAGTGAACATATACCGTACGATTTTACGATAGGATAAATTCCATAACTTTCTTGTATCCAAAGGGGGTGGTGGTCGGAAGCTTCCATCGTCTCGATCGAAAAATCTTTGGAGTGATCGACAAAATATTCAATATACGTATCAACGATGGAATAATCACGTTTAGAGAAAAATAAATGCATCACCCTTTTCAAACTATAGATTACGTTAATTAAAAACTTGTGCAGTACTTTCATTAACGTAAATGGAAGGTAACTTTTTAAGTAGGTATAATAATCGTGTAGACGAATTAACCGATAAAATAGAAAGTGATCCATCGAACAAGTGGGAATACGAACGGGAATTATCAGATTATATTGCCCGATGCATACCATACGTACGACAGTATGTCGACGAGAAGGAAGGAGAAGTTACCACCGATAATATTTTTAATTGTAAAGAAACCGCCGGTAAACAAAAAAAAGATATTTACGTCGAATATTTAGTGAACGTCGAAAAAAAGAATATAGATCGCCCCATAGAACGCAAAGTCATCGACCGATGCCCACGGTGCCCAGATAGTAACGTGTACAAAACAAATGAGAGTGAAATGGTATGTGATTCATGTGGTGTAGTGTTGGATATATTGATAAGTGAAGAACTTACATATAAAGAGGAACAGGAAACGTCTGCAAAAGTTATCAATTATTCGTATAAACGCGATAATCACTTTAACGAATGGCTTTCACAATTTCAAGCACAAGAGATGACTACAATTCCACCAGAGGTTATTAATCAGTTAAGGAATGAATTTAAGAAGATCAAGATTAAATCCGTAACTGAGATCACACACGCAAAAGTTCGATCACTGCTCAAAAAACTCAAACTGAACAAGTTTTACGAACACGTACCGTTTATCACTAATATTTTGAGTGGTATTTCACCACCGAAGATGCCCCAACAACTTGAGGAACAGTTACGAATGATGTTTCGAGATATCCAGAAACCATTCGACGATAATTGTCCGACTGAACGAAAAAACTTTTTAAGTTATTCATACGTACTTTTTAAATTCTGTGAACTATTATCGGAAGACGAATACCTCCAATACTTTCCTCTCCTCAAATCCAAAGAGAAACTTCATCAACAAGATGTTATCTGGAAAGCGATTTGCAAAGATCTCCAATGGGAATTTATTCCGACAGTGTAACTTCTGCAATCTGTGGCTTCGACCCTTCACCCGGTGGAAAGTTAATTAGGTAAGCGGACGTCAAATTAAGTTGTGTTAAATACTTTTTAGCCTGTGCGATCATGATGTCATTAAGACTTTTCACTGTTTTAAGTTCGAGAACCGTAGTCCTACGCACAATAATATCAGCGCGAGCTGTACCCACGACATGATGCTTATAATAAATAGGAACGTGTCGTTCTGATTCGTATGGAATGTTTAGTTCGCGAAGACTTACCTCAAAAGCGTTATGATACACACGTTCGCTATGTCCAGCTCCCAGGGCCATATGAATATCAGTAACCATCTTATTTATATCCTCACGAAGTGACGATTGAGTACTCGCATTTCTAAGATGTTGATCAAGAAAGTCTTCATAATACTCTTCCGATTGTGTATCTGTGGTCGTCATTTAATACACCACTCATCATGTCTTTATACACTTAAAGATATGATACCAAATTATTATAGAATCCAGTTAGCTCAGTTGGTTAGAGCGCGGTGCTTATACAATGATGTATATAAAATGACTTCATCGTCATGAAAGCAACGCCGATGTCACGGGTTCGAGCCCCGTACTGGATATCCCTTTTTTTATACACCAGTACGTGCATAAAAAAAGCGATTCTTAAAAAGTCGAACATACATATACATGTCGACCGATATTTATACGATGAATTTGTCCGAAAGTTCCGATGGTATGGTTCCTATAGACATGGAAAATAGGTCTAACGCGTTTGTACCAGAAAATAGGTCTAGTGCGTACGCGCCCGAAATCAACGAAGAAAAAAATATACATGATTATAAAGACAACATGGACTCTACTCCCATCACAGATGTTTTAGGTGGTCCCCAAGACGGTGCTTATCTCGAACCCCCTCTCATGGCGGTCGACCCCCGCGCAGTTCAAGTAGCACAGGCTAACGCTATGATGCCCCAGGTTCAGGCTGCTGCCCAAAAGACTGAGAATCCCACAAAGAAAAACCCCTTCGATCTCACCGATGAGCAGTTACATACACTTATTGTTGTTTTCGCCACGGGTGTCGCCGTGAGTAAACCAATTCAAGAAAAGCTCGCGAATACGGTTCCCAGGTTTTTAAATGTTCAGGGTAATCGTAGTCTCGTAGGCTTAGCCTCTACCGGAGCAGTTGCCGGTATCGTGTTCTACATCGCTCGCAAATACTTTTAAAGTGTCTCGTACGGAAGACTAAAATCAATTAATCCTAATCGCGAGATAATTCCGATCATAAGAATCCATGATAAGCATATCGTTAGAAGTGCAGGCCATGCTTTCTTAGCGTCCTTTTTCCCGTAATTCTTGAATATATCCTTGAGATCACCTATCAACTGAGACAGTCCGTATACGATTCCACCTGCAAGGAGAAGGGCTAAAAACACATAACCAGTTTTTCCGCTGACGATGATAGTTTTATTAGCCAACACGTATACTAAAAAGGGGAGAATCGTGGTGACGAGAGCGATATTAGCTTCGTACGGCATCCATTCTGCGCGGGTAAGAAACATACCAACCATAACTAACATCCACAGAAGTAGTGATCCACCTATCGTTTGACTCCACCTGGTAGGATCTAGACCTGGAAAGAAATCGGGCTGTCGTAAGCCTGTGTTAGACATTTATATTAACCTAGATTATTTATCAACAATCTGTTTACCACAAAATGGGGTCAAAGTTCCTATATTGTCGTACACCCCTATAGCTATGGCTTCATTCCGAAGTTCTTCGTAGTTACTCCAAAAATCGTCACTATGAGAATACTCATCCACCGTACAATGCGCGAGTTCGTGTAACAACACATGCAGAACATGATTTACTTTACCATCGATACATAAGCCTATCTCCTGACCCTTGTTTGTGTTATATCCTACACCTCTCACGAAAGACCCTTTATAGGCGACGATGGGAATTTCATCGTGTAACATACGAAACTTCTGGTCATCGTTTTTTTTCAGGTGTTCCCTGAGGGTACGATATCGCTCTTTTACCTCCTCTAGTACAGGCTCTCTTCGAATCGTGTACCATAAAACTATATTAACGATGACGAGTATCGGTAGTATCATCTCTACTATACGTAAATATAAATTTACTGTATAATTCGGATATAGGGTTTCCCTTTAACCCTTCCCAATGTGTCATCATTAGACCCATATTTTCAAGGTGTGTTATGAGCATATCTTTATGCGCCACTGGTTCGGATTTAGGTCCATCCGCGTAATAAGGTGTATCACATAAATGTACAAACAGTTTCTCACCAAAATCACCGTTACTCGTCCCTTTCATACGAAAAAAATTACCCATCTCATCTCTGAACGGTGTTTTAAAAATAATTTTTTCCGAATCCGGGATGATTCCGATCAATCGACCCCCGGGTTTCACCCGTCTTTTGACTTCTCGAAGAGTTGACATGAATAAATCGCGACTTTCAAATATGTAGTGTAAAGCAAAATTATAACACACTACATCATATTTGCGATTTGGACACGCTCGAATGTCTCCATGGTAAAAATTAACTCTCATCTTCATATTCTTAGCCCGCCTTTTAGCTTCTTCCAATGCCTCTGCACTTGGTTCACACATGTTGATATTGACTTTCATCTTAAACCATTTTTGAAGATCCCCACCGAATCCACATCCGACATCGAGTACACTTATTCCGGGTTCACAGACACTCTCGATGAGCATCCGTTTTTCGTTATTATGTAATCGACGCAACTCCTCCATACTTTATAAACTGATAAAAACTTTAATTGACTATCCGACTTAAGTTTACTGGCTTAAAGTTTTCATGCATTAAATATTCATAATGTCTCTTGAACAGGATTATACGACCGTCCCGGGTCAGCTTTTTGCGTGCCTCAGTATTGTTGGACCCGAGTGTCCCCAGAAGAATGATAAGTTTGGAATCAAGATTCGAGGCGCTTTCAGTACTCGCGACGAGGCAGCTTCACACGCGAAGCGTCTTCAAAGGGAGGATTCAACCTTTGATATTTACGTAGTTGACATGTATAAGTGGCTCTTAATTCCACCCGACCCTGCGGCGATTGAAGATTCACATTATACCAATGAAAAGCTCGAAGAACTTATGACTGGCTACAAGGAGAACCAGGCTTTGGCTGCTCAGATGTTCAACGAGCGTAAGCGTGATATGGTCGAGTCAGCTGTATACGATAAGCCCGGTGATGAGAATTCTAGGTTTTACACCAAGCCAGATGAAGCCCCTATCAGCCACCCCGCAGATATTATCGAACGTCTCAAGAGTGAGACACCGGATGCTCCGATGGAAGAGCTCGTGAAGAAAGCTGATGAGATTGTAGCGGGCGAGATAGAGGAACGTAAGAAGAAGCGCGAGGCTGAACTTTCTATTCCCGAAGAGCCGCAACTCGGTGAGATTACCGAGGCGAAGGATGACGGTGAAGAGGTTACTTCACGCGATGGCGCCGAAACTTCTAAGGCGTAAAAAAAATAAAAAATTAAAAATATATTGTGATCATATTATTAAAAAAAATATACCTTCTTAATAATACGATGGCAACAGACTATAAACAGCGCGTCGAAAAAGCTCTCGCAGACCAGGCTGAAAATGATAAGAATGCAGAACCACGTGAGGTCGGATACGTTGGTTTTGGTCACCCCAAAAATTTTAGGATAACGCGTATAAGTGCATTAGATGATGAAATGTCGATGGCTTCTCAAGTAGTTACTGATGGTGTAATTAGACCAGCAATTACTAGAAGATCGGAAAAACTTTTAGAAGACGAAAGCATACCAGTAAAGGACTTCTTACCCGCCTCACCCGGGGCGGAGGATAACTGGTTGCATAGTCTTACCCATGAAGAAACCTAAAATAAAGGCTACAAATATAACTATGTATGCAGCCTTATCCAGAGAATTTAGAAAATCTGGAACTCTCGGGCCATCTGACATGTGTTGAGGTGGATACATAAAAGGCGGTGGAGGGGGTTGCATGTAGAACTGTTGGTCTGTCTGCTCCTGGATGGGTTCGTCCGCCTGTTTATCGTCGATAAGCTGCGGGCTGTACTCTATGGGATTTCCTAATTCCGTTTCCATATGATAATTAATATGTCTATTTTTTTAAGCCTGATATTCCTCAACAGATTCTTCATCATCATCGATGAATCCTTTTAGATTACCATTCTCATCGGCTTCACTGTCTGAACCGTCGTCCTCGGTATCAGTCTCCGTTTCACAAAGATCTTCTTCATCGCCTGAATTATAATCCGTGTCGTATTCATCGTCGGAATAATCGTCGTCACACACGTTTTCCGTGGGCTCTAACCGTTTAGGCTGCTTGGAAACCCGCCCGGATCGCGTTGAAATAGGCTTAGCTGGCGTCATGTATAATTAACGTGCAAGTTTCTTTTAAATGACTTTATTACGCTAATGCAGATAGTATATTATCCGTTATGATGTATTCTCTATTCCTGCACGAACAGGTCTGTGCGATCCTATTCTTTGTGATTTTGAACTGCGTATCCGTAGAATTACACTTCGTACACTTTAAATCCGTGTAGACTATACGCTGAAATTTTGATTTTTTCGTTACACTCTTTACAGTCAGGGGTGTATTCGTCATATTTTTATTGATGAAGGTTTGTAACATGTTGACGCCTTTTACTGTATCCTCTTTCTTTACTTCGGGACAAACCTGACACATTAACTGCGGTGTATCGTATAATGATGCTTTGTATCCATCTTTATACAATTCTCTAAAAACTGTGTCTGGTAAACGGTGTTTCCGTCCGTAAAAATCTTTACAAAACCCGAACCGTCTACCTCGCATAGTTTCACACGTACAAAAACATCTTTGTGCGATCGTATGACCCTCGATTCTAAACCATACATGATTCGATGCATGTGATCTCTGCATATTTTCACAGTATTTAGAGTTGGTAGATACGAGGTAATTATTCTTATCTTCGTACACTTTCGTTATTTGCGCCGTTTCCTGACCCTGTAAGTTTTTTTGTACGAACGCTTCAATATCTTGTATGATCTTTTCATCTGAGAAGACATTCTTCGTTTCGCGTAAGGTAAAACCACCTTCCATACGCGTCGAGCCCTGCACGACGACGGGTGTAGTCACTTCTGTTCGAAGAGTTGCCATTTGCATAATCTCTAGACTCGGCTTTTGATCGTGGATATGAGAGAGTGAAGAATTTTTGTGTGAATACATGAGGACGGGTCGATATTCGCCTTCGATTATCTTACCTTTATCACACGACGCACATCCACGCCCTTCGCATGCATCGTGTTTAGCCTTTTTATGAGACCACGGCATACGAAATCCACTCCCTTTTACATTACGTCTCCCACCACCATACACAGCGGTATCTACTATATCGTCCCACGGTTTTCCGGGAAACAGTAAAGACAAAGACGATGAGATATGTGAATGAAGAGCCATGGCCGATCCGTGATCAACTACGAAATTGGGCCAGTTCATATGAATTCCGTATTTGATTTTATCTCGCGAAGGTTTAGGTTCAGCTACAGATATGAGTACATCTTTTCCACCATAATGCGTCACTCGGTCACAAATCGTTCGAACATATTCTTCCAACCTTTCGAAGGATAATTGTTCGGTGTCCTTGTAATCCAGATCCACGAAAAAATTAAACGTATCCGTTTTTTGTTCCACGACAAATAACTTTTCACCTTCCGTTATACATTTTACGTACATAACGTAAAAATCATTCAACCTATCAAAAGGAACAGATAGACGACCACCGTCCATGAGCACATGTGATAGATTGGAGCCCTCCTTAAAGGTAAACCCTTGTTTTTGACACCAAGATCTAAACATACTTACTTGATTATATACTTACTTTTTTAATACTCTTCTTCATGCCAGACGGAAGTTCTCCAAGAAACATCCCTCAACTCTTCTTTCTCCATATTCAATTCTTTCTTTAACACCATGAGTTCGTATACCGTTTTATCCTTAACTTCTTCGAGGTATTTATCAGCCCTACTTTCACTGTAAGCTTTCCTATCTATGAGTACTTCTTTGATTTGCTGAAGGATGTAGTTCTTCGACTTCATTATTTTATAGAGAAGGTTTTTCTATTAAGAGAAGTCACGCATGCATAAAACTCCGGATTTTCCAACACGTTAGTCACTATTCGTTCCCAACGTCTACGCTGATTAAATTCTGCTAAAGTGTCGAAACTCATAAAATCATTTTCATCGTATGTACGTTTCATGTGTATCTTTTTTGTATGCATTTTGTATTTCTCTTCATTAAAGCGGCGAACGAGTTCGAGTTGTTCCGCTTTAGGATAGTCGACGAAGAATACGAATACCGTGTATTCTAGCTCTACATCGGGCTCTTCTTTAACGTTAAACGAATAACTCGTATACTCACCATTTTTTAGCGAAACGACTCCTCTCGTCTCTTCTTCTAATTCTCTTAGTGCACATCGTAAAGGGCAGAATATTTCCCGTCGCCTGCATCCACCCGTGACAAAAATCCACTCTTTAAATCTTTTATCTCTCACCGTTAGAAACCGGGGGGTTTCGCCAGCAAACGTAACAGGAATCGCAATAGCTTTATGTTTTTTCATTGCACATTAGCCTCTATAATCACCTGATAAGATTATTGAGGCTGAATCATCTCACTCGAACGCGTGATGCGCTTTTCGGGAACCATAGATGGTTCCTCCTCTTCCATGACCTCGATCTTTTGAGCGGGTGTCTCCAGTGGAGGCATCATACTCGAGGCGGCCGCGGCGTTCATGTACGCCTGCGACTCTTCAACTTCACGCTCGATAAAACTCTTAACCTGATCAATTTCTTCTCTGGATTTCTTGAGTTCCCTGTATAAATAAGCCGTTGCGACAACGCAAATAACGACGGCGGTAATAATAGCCGTATCACGATCGAGACCGAACAACATGTGTGATTTAAGAACGTGTTTTGTTTTTAAGTAGATACAATAGCGCCCATTTTAGAGCTTTCACCTTCTGGACACGGGTATCCGTGTTGTCCAAATTGGATCTCCTGATAATGTGCATCCTTGCACGGAGCATTATCGACTGGAATATATTTATTAAGTGTTCCGGATTTAGGATCGTAGGTGATCATAAAAACGAAAATTATGAGAAAAAGGAATACCCACATTTAATATTATATGGGAATTTAGTTGGAATACATTAATCCGCCCATGCCTTGCTCTATACGCAAAATATTGTAACCGACCGCGTAAATGTCAGACTTGAAGGTACCCTTATCCGTCACGAGACGAGCCGAGTCAACCCGGGAGAAATTCAACTCGCCGGTAGGTTGGAGCTTGGCGGTGTCTAAGCAGAAAGGGTAGAGGAAATGGTCGTTGTTCGTGGTTAAAAAATCAGCGAACGGGGTATGGTAATAGAGAGAACCAGAGGTGTAATGCGGGTTCGCGAGCTTAGAATCTCCAACATCGGTACCGTTGATCTGAAGCTTCGTCTTAGCTTCGGCGGTACCGACGAAATCTGTGGCATCGGTGCGGTACGAGCAGAGGAACTTGATGGGGTGATTGAACGAAAGCTCCTGGACAGGGGATTCAGACTTAATAGCCTTCTGCGTTTGAGTGATGAGCATGTTCTGAGGAGTCGACGCGAGAGTGGTACGTTCATCGGTATCGAGGTAGATGAACTGAGCATGGACCTCGTACGCATCACTGGCGAGACTAGTACCCCACGTGATTCGGAGTTCCACATCGTGATATTGTAAAGCCACTAAAGGAAGGGCAGACTGTGCGTTCTCACAGAAAGAGAATCGCAAAGGATAAATCTTGGTAGCGTTCACACCGTTGCCCAGGGCCTTATGCGACTTGGAGTACGTCTGACCGAGAAGAAGGGGGGCGAGACGCTGAGAAAAGACGGAATCGTGCGTGTCAATAACCTGACCTCCCACTAAGAGCTCAACCTTGGCGATTTCAGCCTCCCATCCCGTGGGATTACGATCAGTGGGGGTGTTACGGTTGGTGATGTAGACGTAACCGAGAAGGTCTCCCTTACGCTCGAAACGGACGGTCGACATACCGTTCGCGACGGGGTTACCCTGGATAACCTGCTTCTCGACGGTCTGAGCAAAATTTGTATGACGTTTGTATGTAGAACGGAAAAATGAGACCTCGGGTCGGCCAACGATATGGGCATCCTGGGCTCCAATTGCCACTAATTGCGCAATTCCACCTGACATGTTTTATATTATACTACGGTTTTATTTTTTTAAGCATTAAAATAAGGGAACGTGAGGATGAAGAGACTCAGTGAGTAGAAGTGATACAATACCGATCATCGCGAGTCGACCGTTCACGAGTTCGGTCTCGGGCTTCCACGGTCCTTGGACGTACCCCTCATCTTCAGGGTTCGCTGCAGTACCAAGGAAAACCAAGGATGCGACGGCGATGGAGAGTCCAACATTGTCGTGGAACTGTGTGCTGATGGAATTACCAGTCATGACTTCATCGACCACGGCGGAGGTGAAACCAATCATAGCCGCACGACCATTGACACGTTCCGCGACCGCTAGAAAATCGTTGGGACGGTCGATCTTCGTGAAACGAGAACTCTCGTTGGTCGCCCGTACTACGGTGCGAACAGTGCGAGACTTAACCCTGTTCCTGGATTGAATGGGGGTGGTAATGACGGGCCTGAGAGTGGCGATGCAAGACATTTTGTACTTTACGAAAGCGCTTTTTCTTTAAATCATTAGATTTTCGAGATCCCCGACACGCGTGAGGAGGGATGCGACTAATAGTTCCATCGTCGCGACTTTATTCTTTTCGGCTTGGAGTTCTTCTTTTGTGGTTTGGAGTTGACGATCCACTTCCTGTAATGCTGCTGTGGCGATTGTGAAAATATAATCTTTCTTAAGAAATACAAAGTCGTCAACTTTTTCACCGTATACAAATATACCATTACCTTCTATTAATTCTCCATTTTCGTCTACATCACCACACCATTTCGTAAGATCTGTATCTACACGTACAGTGTGATCACCCATAACTTCGACAATTTTAACTTCACGTGGTGTGTCATCTTTACCTCTTATTTCTATCGTAGACGTGTTACTTGTCAAGTCCGTGGTATTGAAAGTTGTAAATCTTATAACATTTGTATCAGATACATTAGCAAACTGATATATATTTGGTATACATTCACTTCTCAATTGAGTAGCCTCTGGTATAGTTTCTTGTACTTCTTGAGCGATAAACCCATAAACAGGTGTATCACCTTTACTAATATAATCTATATACTTATATGTTTTTGGTTTAATGAGTCTGAGCTGCTGTAACGCACTATCGTCGTTTATGTCCACAATATCTTTTTTTATTCTTCTATCAGAAGAATTTACAGTTCCCGAACTTGTACCTATATATCCTTTACTTATAATATCATCTGTAGCCCATATAGACATGTTACCGTAATAAGCTCCATAAGAGCTCTGGATATTATTCCACCCACTTACAAAGAAACTCCCTGTTGTCGAATTATGCGAACCAGCGCCACCGACGATATGTAATTTTGTATAGGGATTACTCGTACCAATTCCCATTTTACCATTTGTCGCAATCGTCCCATTGTTTCCCCATAGACTTTTACCGTTATATATTCGTAACCATGTCGAGTCAGTCATGTACCACCCACCACCGTGTTGCGTCCAATAAATACCACCACTACCCTGTACACGAAACCAATTCTGTGCATAATTCTCTTTAGCGTAAAAATCCTGGCTTGTACTACCATTTACACTTGCATAACTACCCGACGCTTGCTTACCCGCGAGACCATTAGTCAATGCTGTTTGGGTCGCGTAAGTGGAGCTAATATCAGTTCCATTCTCACTAAATACAGTCGCTTCAACGGTTCCATGAACCTTAAGTCTATCGGTACCCGATGCCGCTCCACCTATCCCCACATTCCCCGTAGACCTATAAATATCCGATCCACTTAATTCGAAATAGT